AGTAGCACCTGAAGGTTTCCATTATATGCCAGACGGCACTCTAATGGCAGACAGTGAAATGTCAGGTAGCAGTACTAGTAGCAGTGGTAGTAGTAGCAGTGGTAGTAGTAGCAGTAGTGGCAGTAGTGGCAGTAGCAGTAGTGGTGGCAGTAGCGGCGGTGGTTATGGTTACTAATTTAAAAATGAATAAAAACAATCGAGAACAAGAGCATAATGGCAACTAGAAAAAGTCTAACTTTACTACCAGGAACCTTCCGTACACCTACAAACGAGAAGTTCTTATCAGCTACACTAGATCAGCTGATTAGTGAACCAAATTTAAAAAATCTATTTGGTTACATAGGTAGACAGTTTGCTCCAACTTACCAGTTAGGTGATAGTTATGTAATTGAAGATACTAAAGAAAGACAAGACTATCAGTTAGAACCTACTACCATTATCAAAGATACATTAAACAATACTACGTTCCTTGCAACCTATATTGATACTCTTAATGAGGTACAATACTACGGTGGACTTATCAATGACGACAGTAGATTGTTTGCCAGTGAATATTACAGCTATGATCCACATATAGAATTTGATACGTTTGTAAACTTTAGTCAATACTATTGGTTACCAAACGGTCCGTCAAAGGTAGAGGTAAACACTAGCGGAGTTCAATTAGAAACAGATTATACAGTTACAAGAAATGATAATACAAACACTTATGACTATACTGATGATGGTACAAAAAATAATACCTTAGTACTAGCTCGTGGTGGAACGTATACATTCAAAGTTAATCAAGCACCAGCTGGTTTTTGGATACAAAGCGAACTAGGAACAGACGGATTAGTTAATGCAACTCCAACACAAAGTTCTAGAGATGTACTTGGAGTAACTAATAATGGCGAAGAAGAAGGAACAGTAACATTTAATGTTCCACAGAAAAATGCACAAGATAGATTCATTGCAATGACTACTGTACAAAATGTCGACTTTGCACTCCCTGTAGCATTTGATACTATACAAAATACAAAACTTACAGACTTCGTAGCCCTTTACCCAGAGTATGCAGGCCTCGCTGGCACGTTGGATGGTAAGACAGGCGTGTTTGTTAAACAGGACTTACTAGTAAATTCTGAAACTAACTGGACTGTCAGTGGTGAAGACTCTTCAGGAACATATTCTCTAACATATCCTAAAGGTAGTACTGTTCCAACAGACGTTCGTTACAATGTTTGGAAAATACAACTGTTACCATATGAAGATACTTTCCTAATTAATCTATACGATACCACAGTAATACCACAAGAACAAAAGGTATATATCAAGTATGGTATCTTTTATGCAAACTTTGAATTTTATAAAGAGTTCACCGGCTTCTTAGAGCCAATGCCATTGATTACTGCAACAGCAGATTATCTTTTTGTACAGGATTCACTACGTAGTGATATCTACACCACTCTTAAGATCGTAGAATTTAATGACTTTGAAATTGATGTTGACACAGACATACTAGGGCAACTTAATTATACATCACCAAATGGTGTAGCATTTACTAGTGGATTAAAAATTAAGTTTGACAATGACGTTACTCCGATTACGTATCAACAGAAAACATATTATGTTGAAAATGTAGGTGTAGCAATTAGATTAGTAGATGAAACTCTACTGGTTAAACCAGAGGCATATAACACTGAGATAGCTACAAACTATCCATTACAACAGATAATACTTAACAAAGCAACTAATGCAATAATTACTGCTGGTACAAATCTTACAATAGGTACACTCACAATCGAAGTTGCTAACGATGTTTCTGTAAGTGCAACAAAAATAGAAACTTATGATTCGGTTGCCGCAATTACTAAAGGACTAACAGTAACAGGTACAGGAATTCCATCAGGTACGCAGGTATATGATGCTTTTGCGGCCGCGGTATTCCCAGAATATATTACCAGTGATAGAAGTAGTCTAGATCTAAATGCTTGGGCAAGAAATAACTGTTGGTGTCATCAACAGGTAATCATTGATACAGCAAAATATAATAGCGATGTTACTATACTTGATCAAGACCTAAGAGCTAAACGTCCTATTATACAATTTAAAGATGATATACAGTTATTCAATAATGGTCGAATTGGTAAAACACCTGTACAGATTATTGATACACAAATTACAAATGCGTTCGAAGACCTAGAAGGCAAAGTAAGTGCAGAAGAATTTGGTGTTACCTTATATAGTGGTATGCGTGTAATTTTTGCGGCCGATCAAGATCCCTTAGTTAAAGATAAAATATATGACTTAACCTTAGTACAATACGAAGTTGATAGTTTTGGTCGACCTAGTGGTGACTTCCATATTAAATTAGTAAAAGCTTCAGATGGTGATCTTAACTTAAATGATACAGTTGTAGCTACTGAAGGACAAAGCAAAGGCCAACAGTATTGGTATGACGGCACAGTATGGATTTTATCACAACAGAAAACCTTACTTCAACAAGATCCACTATATGATATTGTTAATGACAGTGGAACATCACTCAGTGATGTAACTGCATATCCTCGTAGTACATTCGACGGAACAAAATTATTTGGTTATGTTAGAGCTACAACAGGAACAGATGATGCAGTGTTAGGATTTCCTTTAAGCTATAGAAGTTTTACTAGCCAAGGCGATATACTGTTTTTAAATTACTTTAATACAGATACATTTAATTATGTTACTGATAATGTAGAAACTACAAGATATGTAAATCAAGGATTTTTACAAAGTATTACTGATAGCCATACTGTTACTAAGAAGAATACTTGGGTAACTGTAATCGAACCTAGCAGACAGTATCAACAGTTTAAGTTTACATATCAAGGTACAAACTCATTTGCACTAGATATAACAGCAAACGAACAAACCTATCAGGGCACATCAAACAGTATTCCATATCTGAAAGTATTTAAGAATGAGTTTTATCTAAAAACTACAGACTGGACTGTTACTGCAGGTATTGATGGTAGAAGTAGTGTGAGCTTAAACACTACTCCGAACACTAATGATGTTATTGATATATTAGTTTACAGTAGTCAAGTTAGTGATACAGGCTTTTATGGTGTCCCACTTAATCTAGACAACAATGCACAAAATACTGACCTTACTGATATTACTTTAGGTACTATTAGAAATCACGTTGTTGGGTTGAATAGAAATAGCACAACAGTTGTTGGCGATATTTTAGGAAGTTGTAATTTAAGAGATATAGAAGTACGAGCACAGGGCGGAACTATATTACAGCATTCAGCACCAATACCTTATGCTGAACTATTCTTAATGGACAGCCAGGCAAACTTTACAAACGGTATACAGCTAGCACAAAGAGAATACACTAAATTTAGAAATAAATTCCTTGAACTTTGCTCAACAATAAGTGGACTTGATCATACTAATCCTAGCAAGAGTGTTGACACAATAATGCAACAGATTAACATCCATAAGACATCAAGTGATCCATGGTTCTATAGTGATATGGTTCCTTACAGTACATTAAGGAATACCATAAACTATATCGTATTTGATACCTTAACCACAAGCTATGAATTATCAAATGTATTCTCAAGCACTACACTGAGTAATAAAGCAGTGTTGGTATATAAAAATAATGTGCAATTAGTATTAGGAATAGACTACGTATTTGATACTACAAGGCCAGCAGTAACATTTGATTTAACTAACATAACTTTTGCTGTCGACGATGTTATAACTATTGTTGAAATAACAAATACCGATGGGACTTATGTTCCTGAAACACCAACCAAGCTAGGCTTGTATCCTAAGTTTGTGCCTGAACTAGTTGCAGATGACACATACCAAAGTACTATAAATGTTGTACGTGGGCACGATGGTAGTATTACTCCGGCATTTAATGACTTTAGAGATAGCTTTTTACTTGAACTAGAAAAAAGAATATTTAATAATATTAAATTACCAGATACTGATCAGAGTATGTCTATAACTAATCTGTTACCGGGCAAATTTAGAACAGTAGAAGAAAATCCATACAGCTACGATGAAGTATGGCAAGTATTAAGCAACAGCTTTTTAACTTGGGTAGGTGCTAATAGAGTTGACTTCTCAACAAATAGTACATTTGAAAACAATGGTCCGTTTACTTGGAACTTTTCTAGATTTGTTGATAGACTAGATCAAGAATATATGAAAGGCAGTTGGCGTGCAGTGTATCAATTCTATTATGATACCATATACCCACATCAACGTCCATGGGAAATGTTAGGTTTTAGTATTGCACCAAGTTGGTGGACTGATTATTATGGTCCTGCTCCTTATACTGGTGCTAACGATTTATTATGGACTGACCTTGAAGCCGGGAGAATTCGTCAAGGACCTCGATCACTATTGGATCTAGGTGAAGGTGTAGGTATTGATCCAAGATATGTACGACCAAAACTAACACAGGTAATACCAGTAGATGAAAATGGATATTTAATAAGTCCTGAAAAAGTAATAGCACAAGGAACTAATGCCAAGTATGCCAGTGGTGCGTGGGCACCTGGACAGCTAGGACCAACAGAATGGGCTTGGATGTCTAGTGTTGATTTTCCTTTTGCAATGCAACAGGCCGCGTCAGTACTGACACCGGCTGTTTACTTTGGACAATTTGTTGACACTTACAAAGTACAAAAGAATCATGAACTAAATCAATATCTAGTAACAACAGATAATCATCATATTAGACAAAGCGATATTAATTTCAATGGTGGTAATGTTTATACTAAAACATCAGCTGGTGTAACATCAATGGATGTTGTTACTACTGAGATATATCGTGGTGCTGGGTATATTAACTACATAGCTGACAATCTACGTAATTTAGGAATAAACCCAACAACAAAAATTAAACCTATGCTAAGAGATTATAATGTAAAATTAGCATACAAGATGGCAGGATTTAGTGATAAGAAATATCTTAAAGTATTAGCTGAACAAAGTTCACCGAACTCTACAGCAAACTCAGTATTATTGCCAGATGAAAATTATGATGTTGTGTTATATAAATCAACTCCAACTAGTACTATAACATACTCAGCTGTTATTATAGAAAAAACAAATCTTGGATATTCTGTCAGGGGGTACGATACAAAAAGTCCTTTCTTTACTATAATACCTAGTGTAGTTAACAACAATGCTACTAGTGTTACTGTGCAAAATCTTAAAGGTACAATATATAACAACTATCAAGATCTTAAAATAAACACTCCATATGGTTATGAGTTTACAACTCCACAACAGGTTGTTGACTTCTTGATCAGTTATGAAAGATTCCTTGAAGCACAAGGATTTAGATTCGATCAAATTGACGATGATCTAGCAGAACTACGTAGCTTTAAATTGTCAGTAAAAGAGTTTTTATTCTGGGCACAACAAGGATGGAACAATGGTAGTTTACTAATACTAAGTCCTGTAACAAATTCAATATCTGTAGTTACAGATGGAGTCATAGTAGATGCAATTACCGATGAATCACAAGGTAGTAGAGTAATAGATCAAAACTTTAACGTAATAAAAAATACAGGTTACACTGTTCAGCGGTCAGCTACTAACTTTAATGTATCACTGACAACTGACAATGTGTTAGCACTAGTAGTATTAAATCTAGTACAATACGAACACGTATTAACATTCGATAATGTAACAGTATTCAATGATGTTATATACCAACCACAACTTGGTAACAGACAGTATAGATTAAAACTAGTTGGGCAAAAAACTGCGGAGTGGGATGGTAGTTTATTCGCACCAGGATTTATATATAATAATAACATAGTTCCAAGTTGGGCACCTGGACAAGATTACCTTAAAGGTGATCTGGTAGACTTTAAGAGTCAATACTATGTAGCACTACAAGATGTTGCAGGCACTACAGAATTTAGTTTTGTTCTTTGGAAACAAATAAGTCAGGATGAAATACAAACAGGATTATTAACCAACTTCCAAACATTGGCAGTACAGTCACAGAGTTATTACGATGACTATGGTAAAATTAAAAATGAAACAGAGCAGGACCAAAGTAATGGCCTTATTGGATTTAAAAAACGTCAGTGGTTTGAAGATCTTGGTATGTCTGATACAACACAGGTTGAGTTTTATAAAGGTTATATCAAACAAAAAGGTACAGCAAATGCAATTAACGGATTAAAAGATGCAACATTTAACAACATAAGTGGAAATATTAGCTTCTATGAAGAGTGGGCAATGCGTACTGGTGAGTACGGAGCATTAGGTTCTAACCCATATGTTGAAATTCCTTTGGAAGAGAGTGCGTTTTCAGTAAATCCTGCTATAGCACAATTTGTTGATACCGGAGATGCCGGACTAGCAAATGATGTAACAATATTTTCAATTGATCAAACCTATAGAAAATCTGATTCATTCAATGCTAACATTGCTCTTAATAGAACATCAAGCAGTGACTATGAAGATGATATACTAACAGCAGGTTATGTTAATATCGATGACATCAGCACTACTATATTTGATATAAAAACATATACAGATCTAGATGCTAATCTTAGTCAAATTGGGTCTGGTTATACCATATGGTGTGCTAAAGACTTCGATGATAAATGGAATGTGTTTAGAGTTACAGAAACAGATAATCAGGTAGTTGGTCTAGTTAATGAACTCGACGGATACATTAGTTGGACTACAAACACACCACACGGACTTAGTGAAAATGATGTATTCGTTATACAAGGATTTAGCACAGAGTTTGACGGATTTTATCAGGTTTACAGTACGCCTGATCTAGAAACAATTACAGTTAACTATTTTGGCGACGCAGATAATTTAACTAGTTTGACTACATTAACTGCGGTTGCTCCATTCTACAAACTAGCAAGTTCAAGATTTGAATATATGGAAGACGCTAGAATATACGGACTTAGTGAGCCGATCAATGGATGGAAAGTAGGAGACAAGATTTGGATTGACACAGATGCAGAAACAACAACAGCTACAGGTCAATCATATGACACTGAATCAGGTACCTGGAAAGTATACGAAAAAACAGAACCATGGGATTATGATCAAACACTATTAAAAGCTAGCACCTCATACAAAAAAGATGACGGGTTTGGTAAGAGTGTTAAATTAAGTTATGATGGGTTAACTGCTACAATAGGTAGTCCATTTGCAAACTCTACACCATACAGTGGTGGAAGTGAAGAAATAACTGGCGTAGTTAATGTTTTTGCACAAAACTTCCAAGGTAATTTTGAAATTGGCACACAGTTAATACCTTATGCAGGTAATGCGGCAATAACAAATAGAGAATTTGGATATAGTATCGACCAAGCTAACCCAGGACAGGTTGTAGTTGGATCACCAGGAAGTTACGGTAACATAGGTTTTGTTTATGTTTACAACAGAGCAGAAGGTACTAGTAATTATGATGTTCCGCAGATTGTGTGGAGTGGAAACTTGTCAGCAACAAGACCTACCATGGACAGATTTGGTGAGGCAGTAAGTGTTGATCAAAATGGTACTTGGTTATATGTAGGTGCACCAGGTAGCGATAAAGTTTATGTGTATGGTAGGAATGATCACGTTACTCTAGAAAAAGATACAATATCTATTAACAATAGAAATACACTAAGTCTTTCAGGTAATACATTTACTGCAAGTCCAGGGGACCATATTACAATGCCATCGACCGGTGGTGAAGCTATTGTTCTCGAAGGACGCTGGACAAATAATTCAAATATAATTGTTGACAACCTATCAGGATTTACTGGTACTGGTAATATCTTTATTAATAGCATTGACTCTTCTACTAATATTGCCGCACCAAATGGAAGAACATATACTATATCAAATATTAATATTATTACAACTAGCTTTACTCCAAATTGTTCACTGTCAGCTGAGTCACTTAAAGTATCAAACTCAAATAGAGTCTTTATTGCTAATTTAGATTATACTTTAAACGGTACAACAATTACATTTAAAAATAACCTAGTTCAAGATACATATGTAATTGAACAGGCTCCTTATTATAGTCTAGCAAATACAATACAAGGTGAAGCCAACAGTAAATTTGGATCAGCGGTAGATTGTAGCCTCGATGGAGCACAGCTTGGTGTTGGTGCACCTAGTGGTAATGTGTTTGCTCGTGGCGGATGGCAGGCTAATGCTGGATCAGTGTTTATGTATGATAGGACTATTGAAGCATTTAACACAACTGGTCTTGCAGATTATATAACAACAGAAGATATTGATCTAGTACATCGAGTTACAGTAGAAGATGTTGAAGTTGATAATTATTTCTTACCGAGTGGTATTGGTACTAACACACTAAGATTTATTAATCCACCGGCTTCAGGGCAAATAGTAAAAATAGAAACAAATAAATTGTTCTTATTAGAAACACTGTCAGGAGTTACTACACTAGAAGGTAATACTTCAACAGTACAGGCCAATGCGGCGTTTGGTACTAGCCTAACAATTTGTTCAAACAACTGTGCAATATATATTGGTGCACCATATTATAATAATGGTACAGCGTATGGTGTTGGTGCTGTTTGGAAGTTCCATAACAGAGGAACACTATATGGAACTAACACTGGCTTTACATTTGATCCAACATTTACTGCTGGCGACACCCTTAGATTAAACAATTTTGAAGTAACAGTTAGTGGTAGAATGATGCCAGGTAATGTGCTAGCTAGTACAGTTACTGAAGTTACTAGCATACCATTAATATATGCAACTAGTAATGTGTTAACCTTAAGCAGTAATGTAAGAGCTAATGTAGGCGATCTTATTAGTCAAGATTTAGGTAGTGCATATTATGCAAATGTTACAGTTATGGCTAATACTGCCGGTAGTGGATCAAGGCACTTGTCAACAGGTGGTAATATTAAACTTGGTGGTAGCCAAACTGGTAATCTATTTACGTTCAACAGTGGCACTATAAGAGTTAAAGGAGTTTCAACTACAGCATTCCCTGTTGCTAGTATTGACAGTCTGGTAAAAGATGTTAATGACGCTAACATACTAGGTATTAGTTCAGAGAGTGTTAATTATCAGTGGCAGTTAAATTCAACAACTACAACTAGTAAAAACTTAATGCGTATAAATGCTGGCCAACCTTCGGGAAGTGATGGTGTGTTAGCCGATGCTGATATGCGAGTGTTTGCATTTATGCAAATCATTCTTAACCCTTACAATACCGTAGGTGAAAACTTTGGTAGTAAAGTAGTGTTAGCACAGAATGCCTATATGCTTGTGATCGGTAGTGAAAAAGGAACAACAAAAGGCTATACAACATTCGATACTAAAACAATGGTGTTAGATCAAACGTCAACAAGATTCTTTGATAGTATTTCCGGTAGTGGTAGCGTATATGTTTATGAACTTTATGATGATCCTCGTAACGAAGTTGAACAGCCAGGTCGCTATGCTTTTGCACAACAATTAAATTCAGGACAACTTAATCCAGGTGATCAATTTGGTACAGCCGTTGATACCATTAATGGATACATACTGGTGTCAGCACCTGGTGATGATACTACATTAAATGATGCAGGCAGTGTTTACATATTTAATAATCCAACAATGCAACGTGGATGGGATCTTATAAGATATCAACAGCCACAAGTTGATGTAAATTCTGTTAACAGACTTTATCTATACAATAGTTTAGAAAACGAAATACATACAAACTTACAGTTTATTGATCCAGCTAAAGGTAAGATAGTAGGGCAAGCAGATCAAGACATTAGTTTCAAAACAGAATATGATCCAGCTGTATATAATAAAGGCAAAAATGCTAACACTAATTATTATTGGGGTACAGTACAAGTAGGACAAGTTTGGTGGAACCTCGAAGCACTAAGATACATTGACTATGAACAAGGCTCATTAACATATCGTAGTATTAACTGGGGAAGATTATTCCCAGGCAGTGTAGTAGAAATATGCGAATGGGTAGAAAGCACAGTATTGCCTAGCCAATACGTTGAAAATGGTGGCGAGGGTGTACCTAAGTTTGCAGATGACAGTCACTACGTTGAGATTACACAGGTAGATGAAACAACAAATATTATTATTAGCAAATACTATTATTGGGTAACTGATAAGACTAGTGTTGATCCGAATAACGATACACGTAATTTACCAATTGTGTCAATAGCAAATCTTATTGAAAATCCTAAAGAACAAGGAATTAGTTATGCGGCCATAATTCAACAGAATGCAGTAACAGTCTATAACGTTAGTCAATATCTGTCAGCTTCGAATACTATATTACATATAGATTATGATTATGTTATAAACACCAACATCATACACAGTGAATATGATCTAGTACAGAAGAAAAATCCAGACAGTCTTATACCATCTAGAATTTCAGATAAGATGATTGATAGTTTATCTGGTATAGATTCTATAGGAGATGTAGTTCCAGATCCAAAACTTAGTGTAGCAGATAGATACGGAATATTCATACGTCCTAGACAAGGTATGTTTATTGACAGATTAAGAGCAATGACTGATCTTATTTTATACGTAAACAGTGTGCTAATTAAGAAGCCAATAGCAAGACAATATGATTTAACAGGTATGTTAGCTCAAGAAGCTAAACCTAGCTTGAAGTTAGGTGAGTATGATCTAGAGGTAGATACAGAAATAGATCTAGAATACATTAACACAACTCCTTTAGCTACAGGATATAAAGTATTAGTTAATCAAAATACAGAACAAGATAATCTTTGGACTTTACATTCATTAAACGCAGACAAGACTTGGGAAATAATACAGGTACAAAGTTATAAGAGTTCGTTGTATTGGAGTTACATTGATTGGTATGCAACAGGATTTGGTCCAGATGAGTTTATTGAATTTGTAGTTGAGACACTTCCAGATGTAGCCGGTGTTGGAGTAAGACCTGGTGATGAAGTTTTAGTTAAAGTAGCTAACGGTCAAGGTGGCGGATGGAATTTATTAACTGTTGCGGAAGATGGTACTTACGTTGTAGTAGGAATAGAAAACGGAACTATAAAATTAAATGAAACATTAGGTGACTTTAACGACAACGGTATTGGATTTGGTAACCAAGGATATTCAGCTAACAGATTTGATCAAAGCCCGAACATAGAAATTAGATATATTATCGAAGCACTTCAAAATGATATATTCATTAATGAGTTACAAGGTGAATTTAATAATTTATTCTTTGTAATGATTAATTATCTATTCAGTGAACAGAAAAATGTAGATTGGATATTTAAATCAAGTTTCTTATCAGTGACACACTTCTTGAGAGAACTAACTCAACCACCTGATTATATTAGAGATAATACTAGCTATTATCAAAGTTATATTGAAGAAATCAAACCATACAGAACTAAGATTAGAGAGTATATAACTGAATACAAAGGCGATGATACCTATCAAGGGTCAACAACTGACTTTGATTTACCAAGCTACTATGATCCTGAGCTTAAAAGATATCGTAGTCCAGATGGAACGTATCCTACAAAAGATACACAGCTATGGAGTACAGGATATCTCAATGAAGGTGGAGTAAGTACACTCATTAATGAGATGTATCCTCAATGGTATCAAAATAGAAACTTCCACGTTTCAACAATAATAATAACTAATCCAGGACAAGGATATGCAAACATTCCTACAGTTACAGTATCAGGTGGCGGACAAGGAAATGCTAATATGCAGGCAACTGCAACTGCAACAATTGATGGCGACACAGGAACAGTAACTAGTATCACAGTAGTAACCGAAGGTAGTGGATATTACTTAACTCCAACAGTAACTATTAATGGCTCATCAAGCATTCCTGCAGAAGGATATGCAGTATTAGAAAATAATGATGTAAGAACATTTGATAGTACATTAAAATTTGATCGTATTACATATGACAGCAGTGTACAAAACTGGCAGTCTAATACATTCTTTGAAGCAAATACTATTGTAAGTTATCTTGGGGAAGGGTATAAAGTAACTGCAAATCTAACAACAGGAATAATATTTAATCCTGGTGATTATACAGTTTACTCAGCTGAGTTATTTAATAATGCAAATGATCGCATAATGGCATACTACGATCCACAAGATGATATGCCAGCTAAAGATCTAAAACAATTAATACACGGAATTGATTATCCAGGTGTAAAAGTTACAGGCATACCATTTAATCAAGGTGATGGATTTGCAGGATCAATAACGGCTAACGTAACCTTTAATGCCGCCCATGGTCTGGTATCTGGACATACAGGTAATCTAATAATACAACCAGAAGCTGATGTTTTAATAAATTTTGCTAATGCTATTACAGCAAATGTTGGACAGTTTATTACACAAGATGGCAGTCTTGCAAATGTAACAGTATATGGTAATACTGTACAAAATGGAACTTTCCATGGCAATATTGTTAACTCACTAAGTGGCTACTTCCTTAAAAATAATAATAATAACTTTAATACTACAGGTAATTTATTCTTAGACGGTGCACCACTTGCCGCAAATGTATTCGTTGCTAATCTAGACTTTGGTGGAGCGTATACTTGGAGTAACTCAATCATTAGACCAATATCAAGTACAATTGGCGGTAATACTCAGATAGCGTTTGATGTAGTAGATGCGTCAATATCAGTTACTAAAGTTTGGTCATCAGTCAAAGTACAAGGTACTATACAAACTACAGCTGATTTCATAAGTGGATACACAGCGAATACACAGGCTAATGTATCTTACAGGGGTGGTAATGTTCAGGTAGATGGCATATGGAAATCTGCATATCCACTATCAGTAGATATTCTTAGCTCAACAGCCGGAACACGATATGATACTAGTGTATTTGATAATGTTGAATATGACGAAGATGGTATTGCTACTTCTAGTTCATATGATCTAGATACTATTATACGAAGTACATACGCAGGTGCAGAGTCAGTTGAAGAAATTGATGTTGATGGCGGAGAATATGTTGATACTTACGGAAGTCACGCACCACAAGAACTAATTCCAGGTAGAACATTTGATAGTTTAGAAATTGTAACTTATACTAAAATTAACCAGGGCGGAAATATTGCTAATGTAGGTAATGTAATTGCTTATAGACTTTGGGATAATATGGTCGATGACACAGTGTATACACGTGTTAGTGATTCGTTCAGTACTTGGTTAACAACAGAACTTACTGAAGGTGGTAAAGAAGACACACTTACAGTTGATGACGCAAGTAGATTAACAATACCAAATGCAGGTAAAAATACACCAGGAGTTATATGGCTTGGTGCAGAAAGAATAACGTATTGGAGTGTGATTGGAAATACATTAGGTCAGGTTAGACGTGGAACACAAGGTACAGCACAAGGATTACAAACTGTTGGCACTAGAGTAGTTGATGGAAGTAAAGATCAAATAGTTCCGAGCTCGGCACTTGGCAATGTTACGCTAAGTGCAAATACAACATATGTTGCAACAACGTTTGTCCCATACATACTTGAATTAAGTGCAAACTTGCAAGCTAATGTAGGAGATATAATTACACAAGCGTCAGGCGGAAACGTTACAGTGATAGGTGGTAATTCAATTGCTAAATCAATATGGGTTAACTTTAATGGTACTGATAACTTTACATATTCAAATGTAGTTGTAACTCTAAGTGGAAACGTATCAGCTAATGTTGGTGATGTAATTACACAACCAAGTAGTGATGCAAATGCACAAGTATCAATATCAAATGCTGGTAAAACAAGTGTACAGATACGCTATAATGGTATTACACCTTTATCATTAGGTACAGGAAATATTATTGCTATTAATGGTAGTAATGTTACAATATTCCCTACAAATTCAAATGCTGTTCCAGTGTTATCATCAAACCTAACAGTTAAAGGTAGCTTTACTAATGTGTATCCGATTGCAAGAACGCTACAAGGCAACGTAACACCTTGGGTAGGTGGCGGTAATGTTACTATTGGAAAAGGATCAATATTAACTCAAACAAATAGTTGGTACTCAGCTGGAGCAAATACTGCTACAGATGGTAGAGGATTTGACGGAGATACTACAAGTCAAATATTATTCTTAAAAGCGGCGTATGCTGATGGATTATTTGATTCACTACCGGATTTAATAATAACTGAAGACGCGATAAATACAATATCTACAGAAGATGGAACAGACTTACTCGAAGGGGAACGCGGTTAAATGGCAATTAAAATAAGTGAACTGGCTAATATAACAGCCACAGTGCAGGGACTTACAGGAAATGTGTACTTACCTATGGTAGGTAATCTCATTGGCTTGCCGACCACTCTCAAAAGCACAGTAGACGAATTAAAAACATTTGTGGTAGCACAAACAGATGCAAATGTAGCGGCTAGTAATTCAGCAACAGCATTCGCTAACACTATAATGAAAGGCTATGTTGATGGCCAAGTTGCCGCGGCCAACGTTGGTACTGGCACAATTAGTTATGTTAATGGACAAATTAGTGCTGTTAATGCCGCAACAACATTAAGTAATACCATAGTTACTGCTGGCATAGTAACAGCTAATACAGGTATGATTGGATTTGTTGGACTAGCAAATACTATAACAGCAACTGGTATAACTAGATCAAATCTTGCACTAAAAGGGTATACTGATTTTGCTAACACAGTCCAAGATAGTGTTATAACATCAAGAGTAAACACAGCTAATATAGGACAAATAGGGTACACACTTAATTTAGTTACTGTAGCAAATACTATTGTTACTGCTGGAATAGTAACAGCAAACATTGGGCAAATAGGTTATACAGATAACAAAGTATCAGTAGCAAATACTATTGTTACGGCTGGCATAGTAACAGCAAACATCGGACAGATAGGTTATACAGACAACAAAGTATCAGTAGCAAACATCGGACAGATAGGTTATACAGACAACAAAGTATCAGTAGCAAATACTATTGTTACTGCTGGCATAGTAACAGCAAATATTGGGCAAATAGGTTATACAGATAACAAAGTATCAGTAGCAAATATTGGGCAAATAGGTTACACTGACAACAAAGTTACAACAGCCAATATTGGGCAAATAGGTTACACTGACAACAAAGTATCAGTAGCAAATATTGGCATTAAAGGATATATTGATGATGCTGATATAACAAGTGCATATCAAATTACAAACCCATCAGCTAATGTAGCACTTACAATAGCGGCAACTAACACAAGATTGCTAGTTGCACCAACATCAGACCCTGCACCAGTTAGTTTCTTTACAGATGTAACATTACCTAACACAGTGCAAGATGGAAGAATGTTAACAATTAGCTCAAATGTACAAATTCAGTTCTTAAGAACAATAAGTCCATGGGTAAGCACAGTAACAAGATTAGGAAACGTTGCTCTTGGGGCCAACACTGAAGTTAAATTGATGTTTGTTGGTGGTGGTACTGGTGGAATATGGTACAGAGTAGGTTAAAATACCCCATGGTTAATAAGCGATAAATAAGCATATGGACGATAATAAAGATAACAAACAGGAAACGGAAGTGACTCAACAAGAAAAGAAACCTGATGATATAGGTGGTGTTCACGTACAAGGTCATATCAAAATATTTGACCCTGAAAGTGAAGAAGTTTACGTAGATAAGCGTAATGCTATTCACTATGAAAATATGAGTGAAGCACTTGCACTTAGCGTTAGTAATAAAGGCACTGGATACATATCAGAAATGTGGTTTGGTAACGGTGGGACAACGGTTGACACAACTGGTGTAATTACATACTTGCCTACTAATACCAATGTACAAAACGCTGACTTATATAGTCCGCAGTATTATAAAATAGTTGACGATACAAATGCAACGAATACTGATCCTACAAGAAATAAAATAGTTGTTACACATACACCAGGATTTGTTTATACTGATATAATAGTTAGTTGTCTATTAGACTACGGTGAGCCTAGTGGGCAAAGTGTATTTGATAATAGTCAAGATTTAAATGGACAATTTGTTTTCGATGAGTTAGGACTCAAAGGGTATAGTACTAATGGTGCAGGAACAGGTAAGTTATTAACACACGTGATTTTTAGCCCAATACAAAAATCATTGAATAGGTTAATACAAATTGATTATACAGTAAGAATACAGACATTGACGAATTTAAGTAGTCAGGGATAAAAGGACTAGGGAAAAACAATGGCATATACCATAACTAAAACAGACGGAACCACACTAGGTACAATCGTCGACGGAACGATTAATACTAGCTTTACCAGTGTTACATTAATTGGTAAAAATTATAGTGACTATGGTCAATTAATTGCTAATGATTTAGTACATATGATTGAGAACTTTGCTCGTTCATCAAGTCCAGCTAATCCGCTCGCCGGCCAATTATGGTGGAGTACATCAACTAATAGGTTAAGTGTGTACACAGGAGCAGAATTTAAAACAGTTAGTTCAGCAACATCACAAGGAACAGCACCCACAACAACAGTATCAGGCGATATTTGGTGGGATACCAGTTACGGACAGTTATATGTTTATGATGGAACAACGCCATTTAATGTAGCAGGCTGGAAATTAGTAGGACCTCAACGTAATGGTAGTGGTGCAATTTGGGAAACTATCACTGACAGTGGTGCATCAAGTCATAATGTTCTTAGTTTATATTTAGATAATGCACGTACACAAATAATTTCAAAAGATGCTGACTTTACTCCACAAACTCCAATTATTGGATACGCAACAATCAAGCAAGGTATTAATGGTAATACTAGTCTTAACTCAGCTACAATTTGGGCTACTGCAAATAATGCGTCATACCTAGGTGGTCAATTGGCCGCAAGTTATCTACGTTCGAATGCTGAAGACACTGCTACAAATAAAATTACATTAGCAAATGTTGTAATAGGACTAGATACTAATGCTAGTATTATTTCAGATTCAACAGGTAATGTTACGATAACTAACAACAAAGCTGGCGATATTGTATTTAAAAATGGTAGTCTAGAAACACTAACCATAGATAGTAATTCTAGTATGACTAGAATGGTTGCGGCAGATATAACAACTAATTTAACAGTTAGAACAACAGCAACAGTAGTTGGTCTATTAAGTGGAACAACAGGTACATTTAGTGGCAACTTATCAGCAGTAACACAAGGTACAGGTACAGCAGATACTACAGTAGCTACTACACAGTGGGTAACAAATAATTCAGGATTATATCCTTATAAGGTTAATAAAGCAAGTTGGACGTATGCTTGGATGGATACTACAACTGCTAATCTTGTGGTTGCAAATACACAGGTTCTAAGTGCAACAACTAGCGGAGTAGCATTAACTAGTGGAGCAACAGCAGTAACACAAGGTATTATTACTCCAACAGCATTCCATCAATATTTTGCTAACACTAGTGCATTAGGTAATACTACTATTGCAACAGGTAATTATGTTAGTAAAGCAACACAGTATTGGAGTGGTAGTGCAAAGTGGGTAAGTACAGCAGAACCAGATGCAAGTGCTGGTAAAGATGGAGATTTTTGGTTCCAAAGAGAAGCATAGGGTTTTAAACAACGATAAATATAACTATAATATAGGTACATAGATAGATGGCATATACAATTACAACAACAGCTGGAACAACACTAGCATCCATAGCAGATGGGACGGTCAACAGCACCGCTACCAGTTTAACTCTAATAGGAAAAAACTATGCAGGCTATGGTATATTCCTCAATGAAAATTATGTTAAGTTATTAGAAAATTTCAATAGCAGTACAGAACCAAGTGCTCCACTAAAAGGACAACTTTGGTTTGATAGTACAAATCAACTTTTAAAAGTTTATAACGGAACAATTTGGAAACCAATTTCAAGTTCAGCAAGTGGAGCAACACAACCAGCAAGTCCGGTAACTGGTGACTTATGGTATGATTCAGCTAACGCACAATTAAAAGTATGGAGTGGTTCAGCATTTATAACTGTAGGACCAACATACACAACAGCAAGTGGAACTAGTGGAGCAGTAGTAGAAACAATCCTAGACGATTCTGCCGCAAGCCACGTTATTGTTAAATTTTATATCAGTAACACAGTTGTTGCAACTTTAAGTAAAGATACTACATATACTCCAGGGACAGGCATAAGTGGATTTACTACAATTGTTCCAGGATTCCAATTATCAACAGCGATTACAGGGGCAGTAGTTACAGGAACTGTTACTAATGCGTCATCACTGTCAGGCATTACATCAGGACAATTTTTACGTAGCGACCAAGCGGCTAGTACATCATATGCACTAACTGTTGGTAGTTTACTAGTAGGATCAGACTTAACTATTGCATCATCATCAAGTGATATTACAATGACTAATGCTACAGCTAACAAAGATATACAGTTCTTTGTTAATAAAGGTGGAGTTAGTACTAAGATACTTGAACTTAAAGGGTCAAATGATACTGCTACATTCTCAAATGCGGTTGCAGTTACAGGAACAGTAACAGCCACAGGAGCAGTTACACATTCAAGCACAACAAGTTTAGTTGGAATTACAACAGTACAAAATAAGATTTTACCAAACGCAGACAATACCATTGATATAGGTGCGAGTGGTACTAAATTTAGTACAATATACGCAACAACATTTAATGGAAGAGCTGTTACTGCACAATATGCGGATTTGGCAGAACGCTTTGAATCAGATAAATCACTACCAGCTGGCACTGTTGTGTCATTAGGCGGTGTTAAAGAAGTTACAGCAGTAGGTGAAGATTTATCAGAAGATGTATTTGGTGTAGTAAGTACTAATGCGGCATTCTTGATGAATGGTGATGCAGGGAATGATATTACTCACCCAGCAATTGCAGTACAAGGAAGAGTTCCTGTTAGAGTACTAGGTACAGTAGAGAAAGGCGATAGATTAGTATCAGCAGGTAACGGGTTCGCTAGATCAGCATTAAGGACAGAGATGTCGGCATTTAATGTTATAGGTAGATCATTACAAACAAAAACAACAAGCGGTTCAGGAACAGTAGAAGCAGTAGTAAAACTAAACAATTAATTAGAACTATTTTTAGGAAAAGAATGTAATGGCATATACAAGCGGCGGAGAAATAAGAGAATGGGACTATAATATATTAGCGTGGGCAGGCAACACCAGTGGCACTTACGATGAAAACACTAATAATCTCGCTCTAGTCTGGGGTGTTGGTACTGGACAAAAGGGCTACGGTCAAGATGTTAGTGCGTTTCCAGTAGTTACTACTGGCAGTTTAGTTACAGCGGCCAGCTGGAGTGGACTGGTATATCACGTAAATAAAGCACTAGCACACCAGTCGCAGACACAATTAGCTAATGGATCAAACATCGGTATCGTTACTGGAGAAACTGTTACATCATTTGCAAATGTAGTAACAGGAATTACTCAAATTAATACTACTAATTTGACACATCACGCTGTGGGTACAAAAACAACAGGCAGTAACTTAGACGATTCACTAAGTTCAACTAGTGGACTGAGTATCGCAACAAACTATGACGTAACAGTAACATTTGCATCAGCTGATCAGGCTAGATACTTCTTTAACGCAGGTGGTGAACTACAATATAGAATGAGTAGCGTTAGTGGTGGCGGTAGTGGTAGTGAACAGTCAGTGGATCGTCTAATAACCGGTATTGGTGGTGTTAACTTTAGAACTATAGACAACGGTGGACGTACTGGTTCAGGTATTACACTAAACACCAATACTACATCGATTGGTTATTACGATCTTACTACCAGTGAACAAACGTTAATTAAAGTAACTGATACTACTTCGGCATACACTGCCAGCAATGCTAATATTAATGTATATTACGCAGGAGCCACAGACAGAGGTGCTAAAGGAAATGTAGTTAGATTTAGAATAAATCTAGCAGTTGCTAACAAAACTTGGGACGATACTATCTCAATGACCTTACGTCACAGAGTGGACATACAGTATCCTTCAACAACTTATTTGGCCGCTGTCTCAGGCACTCCGGTGGTTGCGTTAGCATAATAAAACGTATACTAAAAGCACCTCGAGGGGTGCTTTTTTTTACCTCCTACCAATGGCCGATAAATAGTAGTATGAGCGAAATCAATAAACTAGTAGAACACATCAAGCAGGCAACAGATTTTCAGACTAATAAACAGATATTACGTGAAAAGATTAAGACAGACTTACACGTAGCACACAACGGTGGTTTATTTTTAGTTTCTGTTGAACTGATAGCATTCCTTTCAACGTGGAATGACGAAGAATTATTTGTAGAAGATACATACAACAATCCAATCCCCGTCAATAGACAAGAGTTTCTAACTAAATGCCAAGAACATTATCACTCAGTGATGAATGCGTGGCATATTGAGTATGCAGAACTTAAACGACAACGCAAAGTCTAGAGGCGTTTTATTATTTGCCTACAACACTGACAGTGTCGACTACGTTAAAATCGCAGAACGTGCCGCACGATTGATTGAACACAATTTAAAATTACCTGTTACCATTATAACTGATATGCAGAGTCCTCAAACTAATGTGAGGATAGGATATAAAAACGGTAGCCAATGGTTTAATGGTGATAGATATCGTGCTTATGAACTTAGCCCGTATGATGAAACTTTATTGTTAGACAGTGACTATTTGATATTTGACAACAGCCTGATTAAGATCTTAGATACGGTTGACGATTATAAAATAATGTCAAACAACCAATCACCAACACATAGCCAAGACGGAGATATGGGTATATTAAGTTTAGCATTTGTCTGGGCGACTGCGGTAGTATTTAAAAAAACTCAAAAAGCCAAACAGTTATTTGATTTAGTTGGTAGGATACAAAGGAACTACGAATACTACGTAAAATTATATCACTTAAGAGAAGATAACTTCCGTAATGATTATGCTTTTGCTATAGCTGATAACATTCTTTCAGGATATCAAGCCAGCCCGGGCATACCTTGGCGTATGTTAACAATTGACCATAGAGTTAAAAAGATTGAAACACAAAACAACAAACTAATAGTGAGAGAAGACAGCAAGGCATACATAATAACAAGACAGAATTTACACATCATGGATAAAGATTACCTATTAGGTGACAGCCACCAAAAACTGTTGGATGAAATATGTCTATAGATAGAGGATTTTTAACTATAGCACAGAACACAGACGGAGTAGACTATCTACGACTAGCATATGCACAGGCTATGAGTATTAAGTTAACTATGCCTGACAGTCAATATTGTGTTATTGTTGATAAATCTACTAACGAACAAATCACAGACGAGCAACGACTAGTGTTTGATCATATTCGAGTTCTAGATGAGGACTATGCCAAACAAGATGAGTGGAAGTTAGCCAACGAATGGCAAGTGTTTAATCTAAGTCCTTACAAAGAAACAATAAAAGTAGAAAGCGATATCTTGTTTACACGCAGTATAGAACATTGGTGGCACGCATTTAGGCTACGCGACATAGTGTTAAGTCTAGGCACACGAGATTTTAAAGGTAAACAAGCCAAGTCAAGAGTGTATAGAAAAATATTTGATGCTAACCAATTGCCGGATGTTTACAACGGACTAATGTACTTTCGTTATAGCAAAACTGCTAGTGAATTTTTTGAAATAGCAGAACAAGTATTTAAACAATGGGAAACAGTAAAAGAAAATATACTAAAAGGATTTAATTATGAAGAAGCATCAACTGACGTAGTTTATGCTATTACGGCAAAAACATTAGGAGTTGAACTATGTACATTGCCTGATTGTGATTTTATCAACTTTACTCATATGAAAAATGCAATCAATGATTGGCCTGATGATAAATCTTGGACTGAAATGATAATGACAGAAATAGATCTTCCAATGATACGTATTAACAATGTTAATCAATATCATCCTATACACTACCAAGATAAGAATTGGCTCACCGATGAGATAATCGAAAGGTATAAAGAATGTTTACACAACAAGAACTAGATCAAGCTATGGAAAAATGGCCAGAGATCATTGAAGAGGCCGTTGAATATAGATTACACTATGACCATACTGGTTTTATCTATATGCAGACGCTACAAAACCATCCAGAGAATACTCAGTATATTGTAGTAGACGAAACTGTTTATTTTGATACTCGAGACTATAAAATAGTTGACGGTAAGCCGAAAATTATTGACTTCCCGACCGGATATCGTGTACAATTAAAGAGTAGCAATCAAGGATATCAAGTGGTCATGAATCACGCAGGTGTCTTGCTGGAAAAAGAAACATACACTAACGTGGAATACTATGAAGAAAATAGTTGATATAGCTGATTTAGATTGTGTTTATCTCAGTTACGACGAGCCTAAAAAAGAAGAGTATTGGATTAAAATTTCCAATATGGTACCTTGGGCAACTAGAATAGATGGAGTTAAAGGCAGTGATGCCGCACACAAAGCCGCGGCTGATGCTAGCACTACAGATAGATTTATTCTAATAGACGGTGATAACATTCCGAAATCAGAGTTCTTTAATCAACAGTTAGTGTTAGATGACGATAATCAAGATTGTGTATTCCGTTGGAAAGCCCGTAACGAAATAAATGGACTTATGTACGGTAATGGTGGACTAAGTTGTTGGACTAAACAATTTATATACAATATGAAAACTCATGAAAACAGTGATGGTAGTGACGACACAGCAGTAGAGTTTTGTTTTGATCCTAATTACTGGGCAATGCACGATTGCTATTCAACTACATATCCTAATGCAACTCCTTTCCAGGCCTGGCGAGCAGGATTCCGTGAAGGTGTTAAGATGTGTTTAGATAGAGGAACAAAACCTAGCATAAGTGACTTTAAACAAAAAGCACATAATCGCAATCTAGATCATCTTGCTATATGGCATAACGTAGGTCGCGATGTTGAGAATGGACAATGGAGTATGCTAGGTGCCAGATTAGGAACTAAAATGACTATGTTAGGCGATTGGGATTATACAGAAGTGCAGTGGTTTGATAATTTAGAAAAGAAATGGAATACAATCAAAGATCAAAATCCAGAACCTCTACTTGCTCAATATGCTAATAGTCTACGTAGACTAGATCTAGACATAGTAGAACTAGATCTAGAACAAAGTACTTTCTTTAAGAAACATTATAAATCAGGATTTAAAAACCAAGGGGTAATGGTACGTGAGTAAAAGTAAATTTTTGTCATCAGCTGAAGAAATGAAGGATAAATTAGGTCCTAGTCTGTGTCTTGCTAAATGGCAACAGGTTAGTTTACATTTACCTACAGGACTTAATAATAGTTGCTATCACCCACCATTACACGAAATTGACAGTGCAGTTATAGAATTTAATCCAGGCGCATTGCATAACACTGCACACAAAAAACTCCAACGTAAAAAAATGCTACAAGGTGAAAAGCCTAGCGAATGTTCATACTGTTGGAATATGGAGGACGCTGGTCATTTAAGTGATAGACATTATCGTAGTGGTGAGCCATGGGCCGCAGAACATCATGATAAGATAGTTAATCAACCATGGGACGCTGATGTTGTTCCAAGTTATGTAGAAGTAAACTTTAGCAATGCTTGTAATCTTGCCTGTAGTTATTGTAGCCCACAGTTTTCAACAGAATGGACTAAAGATATTAATCGATGGGGAGCATATCCTACAAAGTCACCACACAATGATCCAATGCACTTTAAAGGCAGGAGACAACCAATTCCAGTACGTGAAAATAATCCTTATGTAGAAGCATTTTGGAAGTGGTGGCCTGAATTATATCCTAACTTAAAACACTTCCGTATGACAGGTGGTGAACCATTAATGGATAATAATACTCATAAAGTGTTTGACTATATTTTATCTATGCCTAAACCAGATTTACACGTTGATGTTACATCAAATTTTTCAGTAGTGCCTCAACTGTTTGACAAATACATTGACAAGGTAAAACAGTTATGTAAGGGTGAACGAATAGAACACTTTATGCAGTATGTTAGTTTAGATACCGGTGATCATGATCACGCAAAATATATTAGAGACGGATTAGATCCACAACGTCTGCATAGCTATGTACACAAATATCTAACATCAGTTCCTAATAGGAATAGCTTAACTTTTATTATAACTATGAATAATCTCAGTATACTTGGGTTACAGAGACAGTTCGAATGGATATTAGAATTACGTAGATTATATTCAAAAGACTATCAAAAGATATGGTTTGATACTCCTGTATTACGTACACCAAGTTGGCAAAGTCTGCAAATTTTACCTGAGAGCTATGTAAATATTTTAGAAAATGTTTATAAGTGGATGGAACTACATAAACTAGATGAAGATAGCGATCAATTTGCTGGGTTTAAAGATTATGAGATACAACGATTAAGACGTGATATCGATTGGATGAAAAAAGGTAAAAAATTATCAGAAAAATATTTGCAAGAGCAACGTAGTGACTTTTATAAGTTTTTTAGTGAGTATGATAAACGTAGGCAACTAGACTTTGTAGCCACGTTCCCTCAGATGAAAGAATTTTGGCAGGAGTGCAAGTGGTATGCCGAAAATCTCTAAGACATTTTGTCCATCGAAGTGGGATGATCTACATCTTAACTTTAATTATAATCGTGCATACGCTTGTTGTAAGGCTAGCCCTATCAACTTTGTTAGTGATTGGAGTAAAGAACTAGATCGACAAAAAGAAAATTTATTATCAGACACACAAGATCCAAGTTGTAATTACTGTTGGGATATAGAAAATCAAGGAGGCGTTAGTGATAGAAACGCATTCATGAGCACGTTTGATACCACAACATACGACGAATATGTTAATAATCGACAGCCAAAGAATATAGAAGTTAATTTAGGTAATGAATGTAATTTTCAATGTACTTATTGTGGCCCTACTTTTAGTAGCAAGTGGGAAGGTGATATCTCTAAAAAGCATTATAAATTTAAAACAGATCTACATCACTATAAAATTGAACCAAAGTCGAAAGAAAATAAAGAAAATAATCTAGATTTCTTAAAGCAATATGATCAAATTGAATTGCTAAATGTAATAGGTGGTGAACCTCTGCAGAACAAGAATCTTTTTAAATTATTAGATTCTGTAGATAATGTTGACACTTTAAGTATAACAACTAATCTTAGCTGTAGTCAAAAGAAACTAGACAAGATATTACAGTTAAGCAAGAAATATAAAAAATTAAGGTTAGGTATTAGTATCGACAGTACCGATAAGATAGGAGAGTTTACTAGACTAGGACTAGATTTTACACAATGGAAGGACAATGTCGATTACATATTAGATAATATGGCAGACAATGTAGAAATCATATTCTTAACTCTGTTTACTAGCTTAACTATAAAAGATATAGCAAACACGATCCAATTGATTACAGGATACTGCGGTCGTACTGATAGTGCAACCTGGAGATTAAGCTATTGTGTTAGTCCTAAAATACAGGGATTTGCTACAGTGCCTGAGGAAGAAAAGATACCATATCTTATAACCCTTAACACACTGAGAAGTCAACCTTTTATCAAAAACGTTGATTCAATAATTGAATCTCTGATAGTGCATAGATTTGATAAAAAATTATACGATGAATTACAAGAGTTCTTGCAAGAATTTAGCCAGCGTAAGAATATTAAAATACCATACGAGTTTCTATAGATGGCAAAACAGTTTAACGAAACAGACCTAGAATACAAACGTAGAGTCATTGATATTAAAAGTGATAGCTTCTGTGCGGCTAAATGGTATAATGCTACCATATGGTTAGGATCAGGTATGACTACTAGTTGCCATCATCCGTTACCGCACCCTATAGATCGTGAAGCAATTAAAACTAATCCAAGTGCTATACATAATACTGCTAAGAAAAAACAAGAACGTAAGCAGATGCAAGAGGGCGACCGTCCTAGTGGGTGTGAATACTGCTGGAAAGTCGAGGATATGGGAACAGATGCAATTAGTGATCGTGTTTATAAAACAATTATATATAAGGATAAAGAAAATGAAGAAGCTTTTAACAAACCACATACAGAAGATGTCAATCTTAAAACCCTGGAAATTGCTTTCGATAGGACTTGCCAGCTTGCTTGTAGCTATTGTAACCCTGCATTTAGCAGTACTTGGGTTAAAGATATTAAACGTAATGGTCCCTATGCCGGCTTGGTGTCCGACGGCAGGGATCATTTTACTCACAGTCATGACAGTAGCCAGTTGTATACTTTTAGTGAAACGAATCCTTACATCGAGGCTTTCTTTAAATGGTGGGAAACAGACTTACACAAAACACTAAACGAGTTACGTATTACCGGAGGTGAACCTTTTATGAGTGGACATACCTGGAAACTTATAGATTGGTTTAAACATAATAAAGGCAAGAGCGACACAAAGCTAGCTATAAACTCAAATTTAGCATTTGATGATAATAAGTTACAAAAGTTACTAGAAGCAGTTGAAGGGATACCTAATCTAGAAATATATACCAGTAACGAAAGTGTACACGCTCAAAGTGAATATATTCGAGACGGCATAGAATACACTCAATGGCAACGTAATCTTGAAACATTAATGGCTAGTAATTCAATTAAGATAATGCACGTGATGTTTACTATAAATGCTTTATGTTTAGATTCTATTACAGATCTGTTAGAGTATCTAATGACACTAAAACATCGACACGGTAAGTTCTCATTGAGCTTTAGTCTTAATATAATGCGTTTTCCAAGTTTCCAAAGTGCATTGGTATTACCAGATAATATTAGGATAGAATATAAACAAAGACTTCAAGAGTGGCTTAACACAAATGAACTTGATGTAACCTTACACGAATACGAAGTAAATCACGTACAGCGATTAATAGATTACTTAGACATAGTTAAGACTCCGCATAGTGAAGCAATGGAAGTTAACACTTTACGTAAGGACTTTAAAGAATTCTATCAACAATATGATCAACGTAGGGGTAAGAACTTTACAGAAACATTTCCTCAACTTGAAGAATGGTATCAAAGTATATGAAACAGCAGGTAACCGAACAAGAGATTATACTCTGGAAAAAAGAACATCTCGATACCAAGAGTAAAACTTTCTGTGGTGCTAAATGGTTAACATCTTCCATATGGTTGTATAATGGCACAACAGCTAGCTGTCACCATAATCCACCACACCCTATAGACCTTGACCAAGCAAAGCAAGACCCTGGTAGATTAAATTCAACTGACCAGAAAATTAAAGAAAGACAGTTAATGCGAGAAGATAAAAGACCTGAAGGGTGTCAATATTGTTGGGTTATAGAAGATAGTGGAGGAATACCAGACAGAGTTGTGTATAGTAGCAACAGTGATCCTGAGGATGAAGCTCAAAACTGGAAAACTCTAGATGATGTATGGGAATCTAAAACTGATATAATTGATCCCAGGGTACTTGAAGTATCATTTGACAGAACCTGCCAATTGGCCTGTAGCTATTGTTGTCCAGAAGTAAGTAGTAGTTGGGCAAGAGACATAAGGAATCATGGAGCATATGAAAATATAACTACAGATGATAGAGACCTTTATAAATCAACTGCCGACGATAGGATAAAATTTAAAATTAATGAGAGTAATCCTTATGCCGATGCGTTTTTTGACTGGTGGGAAAAGAGTCTTAAAGATAATTTAAGGATACTTCGACTAACAGGTGGTGAGCCGATGATGTCAGGATATACCTGGAAGTTTTTAGATTGGTTAATTGATAACCCTGACTGTAGTTTACAACAGATACATATTACAACAAATCTTGCATACGACAACAGTGTGTTAGAAAAGTTATTCGATAAAGTAAAACAAATTAAGCCTCGGGTAATATTAGCAGTAAGTGGGGAAAGTATCGGAGCAACAGGAGATTATATTAGAGATGGATTTAATTGGTCACAATGGGAAACTAATATGGAGTCTGTTGCTAAAAGTAATTTATTTACTCAGGTTGAAGTATTAACAACAATGGGAGCATTAGGTGCTACTGGCTTTGTTAAGTTTCTAGAATGGCTAGAAGTGCAAAAGAAAAAGTATGGTGCAGATTTTTATAGTTTGTATATAAACATAGTTAGATTTCCAACGTTCCAGAATGTAGTAGTGTTACCTCAAACTGTAAGGAATCAGCTGAGTCTAGATATAAGTAATTTTGTTAATAACAGTTCGGTATTCAATAAGAATGAGATTGCAATAATAACAAGATTTGCAAACTATCTTAAAGACATTAAAGAGCCTCATAGAGGGGAGCATAATCTAGAGTTTAGCGACCTAGCTGAAGATATTAATATAAGTGGATTAAGAAAAGATTTTAAAAGTTTCTTTCAACAATATGATCTACGTCGAGATAAAAATTTTACAGAAATATTTCCTAAATTAACAGAATGGTATAATACATTATGAGCGGAGAACTAAGTACACAACGTATTGCAATAAGCACAGATGGTGTTGAAATAGATAGCAGTCAAGGAGACTTATTGTCAGAAGCAGTCTTACTTGGTACTATTGTTATTGTTGTGGCTGTGTTATATGTAGGTAAGAAATGGATAGACAGGAAGTTTAAATGAGCGACAAAGAAGCAGAAGACTACTATAAAAATCATGAGTATCATGATCGTAAACCTGTTTATATAGCAGAAGATAAACTACGACCTGACCAATTGGAACGTCTGGTTAAAAGTAAAACATTCTGTATGATACCCTGGATACACGTACACGCATTTCCTAACGGAAAAGCATTTCCTTGCTGTCTTGCTGATAGTAGTCATCCTATCGGTGACTTACATAAAAATACTATTCGAGAAGTATGGAATGATGACGCATATAAAACTATGCGTAAAAATATGCTTGAAGAAAAGAGCTGTAAAGAGTGTACCAAGTGTTATGAACAAGAAGATATGGGTTTTGTTAGTATGCGTAATTCAACTAACAAAAACTTTGGACAGCATATAGCATTAGTTGATGATACTAAGCCAGATGGGACCTTTGATGATTTCAAACTACGTTACTATGATATTAGATTTAGTAACTTATGTAATATGAGCTGTAGGACTTGCGGTGGTTGGTTTTCAAGTAGTTGGCACGATGAAGAAACAGATCTGTATGGTAAGCGTGAGTATCCTAAGTTTATGTTTGCTGGAAAAGATAAAGAAGATATGTGGAATCAATTACAAGAACACATTCCTTATCTAGAACAAGTATACTTTGCTGGTGGTGAACCTTTGATAATGGAAGAACACTATCGCCTATTAGATGAATTAGAAAGACAAAAACTATTTGATGTAAGATTAATTTATAATACTAATTTTAGTAAACTTAGACTAAAAGACAAACACGTTTTTGAATACTGGCAAAAATTTAATTCAGTATCAGTGGGTGCTAGTCTAGACGCTATGGGTGCTAGAGCAGAATATATACGTAAAGGTACTGAGTGGAGTAAAACTGTTAGCAACAGAGAACGTATGTTACGAGAATGTCCTGACACAGACTTTTATGTTAGCAGTACTGTTAGTATTTACAATGCCCTACACGTAATGGACTTTCATCGTGACTGGGTCAATCGTGGGCTAATTAAAGCACAAGATTGGAATATTAATATCTTGCAAGGTCCAGATAGAGATAGAATTGACGTGCTACCAAAGATTTATAAAGAACAAGTAAAAGAAAAGATACTAGAACATATCGAATGGTTAAGACCATTGGATCATTTAAATCGTGCTGTTGTTGGGTATGAAAGCATATTAACATTTATGGAAAATCAAGATAAACAAACTCTGCTACACAATTTTATAGAAGTAAACGACAAGCACGATGACTATAGAAAAGAACTGTTTGAAGATACATTCCCTGAATACAAGGACTTAAGGTCGTATGTCACTACCGGATAAAATATGTATGTTACCATGGACGTCTGTTGAAGCTTCACCGACAGGCACTGTACGCCCCTGCTGTCTGGCACAAGAAGAAATAAGTAAATCAGATGGTAACAAGTATAGTCTTAAACAAAATACTCTAGAAGAGGCATTCCAGAGTGGCTATATGCAAGATCTTAGGAAAGACTTCCTAGCAGGCAATAAACCTGAAACCTGTAAAAGTTGTTGGAAAGAGGAAGCCGCGGGACGTACTAGTAAGCGTATGAACAGTCGAGTGCGTCTTAAGGAACACTACAACAAGATTAATTTCCATGACACTGATCCAAAACACCCATGGTTTTTAGATCTAAAATTAGGAAATATATGTAATTTAAAATGCCGTATATGTGGATCATGGTCAAGCTCGAAATGGGCAAAAGAAGAAGTTGCGTATGTTGACAAGATATGGAAAGATGATCCAAACTATAACAGGAAAGAACACCTAGCATTTACATATCTCAAAGACGGTGCTTGGCCTCGCGAGAACAATGATTTTTGGGATAACTTAAAAACACTACTACCTAATATCAAATACTTTGAATTCACAGGCGGGGAACCGTTCCTTATTAAACAGCACTTTGATCTATTAGAATATGCTGTTGAACAAGGCTATAGCGAAAACATTGAGATACATTACAATACTAACGGTACTGTGTTTCCCGAGAAAGTAGAGTTATGGAATAGATTTAGAACTGTAGAAATAGCATTAAGCATAGACAATACTGGTGACCGATTTGAATATGAACGATATGGTGCTAAGTGGCAAGAGGTACAGGAAAATATTACAAAGTTTGCTGAGTTAGCAAATAACAATAAAAAGATACAATTACAATTATGTTGGACAGCTAATGTACAAAATGTCTATTATCTACCAGAAATATGTGATTGGATAAGCACGCAAAATTTTAATCAAACGCATTTTAATATGTTACACGATCCATGGCATATGTCGATTAGCAGGATGACCGAAACAGCACAGGATCTAGTAATAGATAGATTAACTCAATATCAGTTTACTCCAAGATTTAAAGCTGAGATTTTGCGTATTGTACAAGTTATTCGGAATGGAGAAGGCTCCGATGGTACGGAATTTTTGCAAAAAATGCAACAAACTGATCAATACCGAGATCAAAGTTTGCATATAACGCACAAAGAAATAGCTAAGGCAATGGGATATGAGTAAACCAGATAGCACACCGAATAATTTATGTATGGCTCCGTGGACTCATACTTACCTATCGCCACAGACTGAACGTAGAATGTGTTGTGCTAGTCGCGAGCCTGCACAGAGCTTTGAACAGTATATAGATACCAAAGCCGGCAGTGGTGAATATCAACCAATAACACTAGAAAAACATTGGAATTCAGACCATATGAAATCAGTGCGTAAGCGTATGATGGCAGGAGAAACTTTAGACGAATGTGAAGTTTGTAACCACAAGCTATTGAACACAGACGTATACAGATCGTATTTCAACAATATGTTTAGTAATAAGTATGATAGTATATGGGATACTACGGACGCAGATGGTTATACAACCATGAAACCCGTAAGCTGGGATTATCGATTTAGTAATCTTTGTAATTTTAAGTGTCGTATGTGCGGTGATATGTTATCTAGTAGTTGGGAAACAGAGCAAAAGAAACATAACACTATCAATTGGGATAATCCAAAAAATAATTGGATGCGTCCTACAATAAAAAAACAAATCGAAAAGTTTCAAGACACTGAGATAGAACAGGAGTTTTCTACCGCGGTGGAGAACCATCAAATCGAGGAAGTGTATTGGGTAGGTGGTGAACCGTTAATGTATGAACAACATTGGCGGTATATGAAACGTATAGTTGAATTAGGAGATGGCAAAAATGTTTATGCTAGATACAACACAAATCTTAGTCGCATCAATTATCGCGGTATCAACCTCTATACTGATATTCTATCTAGGCTACGGGACTGGCAGATTTGTGCAAGCCTCGATGGCACGGAAGAAATTGGAGAATATATCAGAACAGGTCTTAGCTATAAGAAGTGGCGTGAAAACTTTGAAGAAGGCCTTCGAGGAGTTACGTCCAGACGACAAATGAGAATAGACTTCACTCTTACTCTTCCGGGTATGTTTGAAGTTATCAAAATACAAGAACTAGGGCAAGAACTAGGTGTGGATATCTTATCTAAGATAGTGTTTAGTTTTAGCCCTGATATCATATTAAGTCCTTTAGCATTACCAAAATCAATATTACATCCATGGGTCGATGAACTAGTACCAAAAACTACCGGTGCATTGCAGGATACCCTTAAACAGTTAAAAACACGTCCAACTTTCCAAGAGCAATGGCCTGATGAATATACCAAAGGTATTGCAAAAGGTAAGGCTCGTGTGTTACAATTAGAAGATATACGTAAAGATAAATTAACACTAGAAAATATCCTGCAGGGGAGGAAAGAGGTTCATGAGTGGTACACAAACAATAACTAGGAAAGATGGAACAACATATGAGTATAGCGGAGATACTGGGATTGGGCATTGGCAAAGAAGAGAAATAAAAATTGTTTTACGTAACCCATTGGATCATAGTGATACATTAACATATGTAATTGAAGCATTCTCAGGCAGTGAACTAGTACAAGAGTGGAGTGATGCACTAGTAAATTTAGTACAGAACAAATACCATCTAGAAAAGAACTTTTGTTTTATGGGATTTCCAAATACTGCACGTAATATTCCTTATCTACTTCAAGAACTAAACAAAGCAGTAGATCAAATAAATTCTTTCTTCCACGAACACGAACTAAAATATACTATACAAGAAGTATATGCCGAAGATACTATACGTAACGGGTTAGATCCTAGCGACTATTTAATGAATCAATTACACAACCATTTTGAAATACTACAAGGAACAGTAGGTAATCTTAGTGAATACTATCGAGTAGCAGACCATGATACCAAATATGCTATAAGGCAGTTAAACATAATCTGTCATGAACTAGAAAGTTTAATGTTAAGTTTACGTAAGCAAGAAACTAGTCCCGAATGGGTGCGTAGTAGTCAAATAACTACATTCCTTCAAGCACCTAGAATTACGCTAACAGACGAAATGAGAGAAGTGTTTCTAGAAAATGGATACGATAGAGAATTTGGCATAGTGTACTTACATTGGCCACAACTAGGAAAAACTCTGTTTGAAGTATTCAGAGACGAAAATGCTCCTGATCTAGATCAAGCAATGTGTGAAGCAATAACACATCAAGAATACTTTAGTGGGGAATTTAATATAGAATGGGGAAATAACGTAGTTGCAGGCAATCCATCTACACCATGGCACGACCAAGAACAAAAGGAATTTCGTGAGTGGCTAATAAAAAATAATTACGATCCAGATAACAAAATGCTAAGTTTAGGTTATGCTCCTATAGGGCAGGTTCGATTCGACGATCTATATAATGGTCAAGATATGAATAATATGGATCCAATTGAAGTTAGAAAAATATTAGGTAGATATTTAGATATCTATAGTATTTCTATACTGGTTCCAGAATGGAAAGATACAATTACTAACGAATATAATTATTGCTGGACTGATCTTGATTATAAAGAACAACAAATTGCTAAAATGCAAGATGGATACAACTATAGCAGTACGGTGTCATCGACACAATGATTTTAGTATCCGGTGGTGACAGTTTTATTTGGGGTAGTGAGCTAGCTGATTGCCCACACGGTGGACCTAATGGATACAGTATGCAGACATTTCCTGCATTGTTATCTACTAGCTCAGCTGTATCACTACAGGCACTAGTATCTACTGATAGATATGTCTGTACAGCATATCCAGGAATTGGAAATAATGAGATACACGACAGGGTTATAAAAGCAGTAACACAAGATACTAGTGCAGTAATGGTATGTTGGACTTGGCAAGCTAGAGACAATGACATAGATAGTGATCATTGGATACTTAGTCTCCAGAAACACTTAGTAGATCTTGCTATTCCATACGTGTTTACCTGCGTTGATAATTGCATAATTACAAACAATCCTGCAATAGATTACGATAGTTGGTTTATGTTTCCATCAGGAACTGTTATGCCCGATCGGCCTGTAAGTAGTCAAACAACAACACCAAGAGGCTTTTACCAATGGGCAGTAGAAAATAAGTACAGTATAGGTCCAGATAGTCATCCGTTAGAACAAGCACATCAAGATGCCGCAGATTTAATTAAGGAGAGATTCGATGCAATGGTTAAAAAGAATTTACAAACGTATCAAGTTAGAAATATCTTATCGAAAAAAGTTAAAGGCTCTTAAAAAAAGAGACCCTTTTATTTACAAATGAAACTACTAACATTAGGATGTAGTTTTACTTACGGTGATGAACTAGATGATCGAATGACTCAAAGTTGGCCAAGTCAACTATGTAAAGAAAATGGTTGGGATCTTGTAAACCTAGCTAAGAGTGGTGGTAGTAACGATAGAATTATTAGAACTCTACTAGAAGAGATTGATAAAGAGTATGACATAGTAATTATAGCTTGGACATACATCGAAAGATTTATGATTAAAGATGGCGATATAGGTCAAGGCTGGAACGGCGAGGGGATAACAACAAGTGCAGGGCCAAAGTGGAATAATGAACCTAACTTTTCTTGGGCAGTAAATTATTTTAAGTATGCACAAGATTTAGATTTTGATTATCAGAAATATCTGCAGAACGTAGTACTAATACAAGAATTTCTTAAGTCACGTAATCAAAAATATCTATTTGTAAACACATTTGATATGTGGACAGATTTATATCCTAATGCACAAGCAAGAATAGCACGTAACAGTCATTTAGTCGACCAAATTGATCAAGATTATTTCTTAGGTTGGCCAACAGAAGGTATATTAACGTGGCAAGGTGATTGCCCAAAAGGTCCAGGTGGTCATCCACTTGAGCTAGGACATCAACGGATAGCAGAGACAATCAATGAACATATTAGGAATATCGGCTGGGTTTCATGATGCAGGGATAAGTTTTATTAGTAATGATAAAATTTTATTTGCCGCTCATTCGGAACGATACAGTAAAAACAAACACGATAGTCAGCTGAATACTAAGTTACTCAGCGATTGCATTACTCAAACCGGTCGTCCTGATCAGATTGCTTACTACGAACGTCCATGGTTAAAAAAGACTAGGCAACTATATGCTGGACAATATCGAGATGCCTTTAACTTTGAATCAGTAAGTTCAATGCTAGATAGAATAGCACCATGGGCAAATCTAAAAAATATTCCAGTAAAACATCATAGCCATCATTTATCACACGCCGCTAGCGGATTTCAAACATCACCATATGATGATGCAACAGTAGTTGTTATTGATGCAATAGGAGAATGGGATACTATATCCATATGGGACGCCACCTATGATAGCAATGGTTATGCCAAATACAAAAAGTTGTGGAGTCAAAAATATCCGCACAGCCTAGGTATGTTTTATTCAGCAATGACTCAACGTGCAGGACTTTTACCAATGGATGAAGAATATATCTTAATGGGTATGGCGGCATATGGGAAATACGATGCAAACACCTGGGGACATTTCTTAGAGAGTGCCAAGGACATAAGATTCAAAGAAAACTTACACATTGGATGTCAGGACTGGATGCCCGAAATGATCAACTTTGATGTAGCCGCTTCTGCACAATGGACATTAGAAACCTGTTTGCATCAAATAATGTTACGTGCAGACGAACTAGGTAAAAGTAAAAATTTAGTGTATATGGGAGGAGTTGCACTTAATTGTCTAGCCAATGAACATCTAGGTGCATACTTTAACAATATTTGGATTATGCCTAATCCAGGTGATGCTGGATCAAGTTTAGGTGCGGCCGCATTAAGTTATGGTAAGAAATTAAATTGGCAAGGTCCTTATTTAGGTACAGATATATTTGGGGAATATCCTGTTAAAGAATTACTAAATGAATTAGTAACAAACAAAATAGTAGGAGTAGCAAATGGTCGTGCAGAGTTCGGTCCTCGTGCTTTAGGTAATAGATCATTACTAGCAGACCCTCGCGGTAAAGATATTAAAGACCAAGTAAATCAAATTAAACATAGACAAAAATTCCGTCCATTTGCTCCGGTCATACTAGAAGAACTTGTTAGTGATTATTTTGATATGCCAATTGGATTTAAATCAAGTCCTTATATGCAGGCCGTAGGTCGTTGTATACATCCAGGAAAATTTCCAGCGATTGTACATAAAGACGGAACTAGTCGTGTACAAACAGTCGGTAAAGATTGTCCTAGTGGTATAAGAAAATTACTAGAAGCTTGGTATCAGTGGACTGGATGCCCGATGTTATTAAACACTAGTCTAAATATTCGAGGTGAACCAATGGTCAATGATATCAGTGATGCTAACAGATTTGAAGAAACATATAAGGTAAAAGTATTATGCGGATATTAATATGCGGACTGCCCGGAAGTGGTAAAACAACACTAGCAGAACCATTCGCTGAGTTAATTAATGGAATTTGGATTAATGCTGATAAGGTTAGAACTAGATACGATGATCAAGACTTTACGGTAGACGGTCGTGTCAAGCAGGCATACCGTATGCGACATTTAGCAGACGGAGTACAACTAGCTGGAAAGATTGCTGTAGCAGACTTTGTATGTCCTACTAACGAAACAAGAGATATATTCAACGCTGATTATACCATATGGATGGATACGATTAAAGAAGGACGATTCAATGATACTAATTTAATATTTGAAAATCCTAAAAATTACAACTATCACGTTCGAGAATGGTTTGACAATACGCATAATGAATTGTTAAAGGTAGTAAGTAATTATATGGAAAAACAGAAGTAATGTACGACATTTTTATCATGGATCTGGGCGGACACAATGACAATGTACAGGGTCTCGTAGAGCGTTTTCCACACGCAAAGGTGGTAAGATACTACGATAATCACTTAGACACGTTAAAACGCTGTATTTCACGTTGTAGAACCCCATATGCTTGGGTAATTTCAAGTTGTTGCTCCTATGATGATTTTAATTTTAACTACAAGTCAGTACCATGGGAAAACTATCAAATACACTGCTGGGCAAGTGGAAAACAAGAATTTGGTGATACTTTTTTAGTACCAAAAGATCAGTTTTTAAAGCAACAAGATATAGAACTGTTAGAATGGTATAAAGACATTAATTGGCACGAAGACGGAGTACCTAGACTGCCATGGCCTGTAGTAGAATGTACAACAGAAAACATAACAGAACATCTTAAGGATGCACACTTTAATGCTCCCTATCTATCGATTAACCAAACTGTAGACTTTGATCCTCCATTATGGAATAAACGTGCATATTACACTTTTAATAAAAGCGGTAGTATCGCAGTAGCCCCACGTGAAATACAGTCACATTTAGAGTCTCAAATCTATGATTACCCCTATGTAATTAAGCAAAAACCAGCGATTATGACGTCTCAAATGCTGGATATAATCTATATCAGTAACGGAGAAATAGATAGTGAGAAGTGGTTTGATCATCTATTAACAACTACAGATCATAATGTTAAACGTGTTAAGAATGTCACAGGTAGAGAACTTGCTATCAAACAGGCGGCCAAGTTAAGTACAACACCATGGTTTTTTGCAGTATGGGGAAAACTAGAAGTTAATAAAGATTTTGATTGGGAGTGGCAACCAGACTACCTACAACAACCAAAGCATTATATATTTCACGCACGAAACCCAATAAATGATCTAGTATATGGACATATGGCAGTAGTTGCATATAACAAACAGCTAGTACTTGATACTGATCAGTATGGGTTAGACTTTACCATGAGCCAGTTGCACACTGTAGTACCTCTAGTAAGCGGAACAGCACATTATAACAGTGATCAATTAATGACCTGGCGTACAGCATTCCGTGAAGTAATTAAATTAAAAATTGACACAGAGAATATAGAAAGCATACATAGATTACAAACCTGGTTAACAAGAGCACAAGGACTAAATGCAGAATATAGTATTAAAGGTGCAGAGGATGGTATCCGTTACTACAATGAATGCGTTCAGAACGGAGAAAGATATCCCGTCCATGATGCTTTAATGAAATCGTTTGATTGGGATTGGTTAGAGAAACACTTTAATTTCGTGACTAAATTAAAAGTCACGCCATAACTTAGGATTATCTAGATACCATTCATGGTATTTTTTAAACCCTTCTTCAACATTAACTTTAGGATTATATCCTAGTTCTCTGATTGCTTTTGTTATATCTAATCTACCACGTTTAGGAAAATCTAAATCTCTAGGTCCTAGATCAATTTTACCTAAAGGATTTGCAATTTTATTAGCAAGTTTTGCGGCATCGTGTAAAGTATATGTACGATCATTTGATCTTGTTATATTGTATGTAGTATTTTTAACATCTTTAGTTGCGGCCAACACAATACCATTAGCAGTATCTTCTACATATGTAAAGTCTAAAATTTCATCCTGCCCATGGACCTTAAGAATTTCGTTACGCATAGCCATGGTCATAAACTTACTTACTACACGATCATTGACGTCCCACTCTCCGTAAACAGCACTTGGCCTAATAATAATATTATCGAAATATTCTTGGCGTGTATAATCTTTTACTAACTTTTCTCCTGCTAGCTTTTGTATACCATATTGTCCAATTGGATTACAGTCGCTATCTTCTGTAACATCATTTTCAAAGTCACCGTATACCATCGAACTTGATATGTACACAAATTTTTCAATTCTATCTTTACTTGCTTCTAATAGATTCAATAAGCCATTACTCATTACATCACTGGCCAATATTGGAGTTCTGCCTACTATTTTTTGTCTAGGAAAACTAGCCATATGTATCAATATGTCTGGACGGAATGATTCAATAATAGTTTCTATATAAGCAGGGTGCCTAATATCAATTAATTTACAGGTTGCTTTTACACGACGTAATCGATGGTCAATGAGATACTTATTTTCTTCACTAGGAACAAAGCCATAGTCTGTATGGGTATCTAAAATTAAACATTCATGATCTAGTTGTTCTAGTTGTCTAACAACATTATGACCAATGAATCCAGCACCACCTGTAACTAATACTTTCATCTATCTCCCTCTTCCTGCCGCTTTTTTACTAGGCCTATTACTAGTTACTTGATTTTTACCTTTAGAGTTTCCTTTACTACTATTACTATTCTTTCCACCTGTTTTTTCCTGTCCTAGCTTTTTCTTTTTGTCCAATGCTTGTTTTAACCATAGGTTACTCATTGTGTTCTCCTTATTTCCATTCTTGTTTATGTTTGAAGAATTTTAAACTATATGCCATATATTCCTGTGCAGTTAGATCCCCGTATATAACAGCTACGTTAGAGATTGGATGTTTTACCCAAATTTGATCAGTTTCTTCTTGTAGCATTTTAAGGGTAATGTTGTTGTCATCTACCCAACGAGCTTCTTCAGTCTCTTTAAACTTATCAGCTATTTTCCAAAATATTTCACTACTAGTTAGTCTGTTACATTCTTTAGGATCAAGAAGTTCAACAAGGAATCTAACTCTATGTTTTTTTGAGATCTCCATAATTATACTGCCATAGGTGCTGTAAGAGTACCTAATGAATTATAGTTTTCTAATTTAAAATCGTCCATTGTAAATTTTTCAATATCTTTAACGTCAGGGTTGATATAGAGTTGCGGAGCAGGTAATGGTTCACGTAGCAATTGTTCTTTTACCTGCTCTAAATGGTTCAGATATATATGTGCGTCTCCTAACACGTGAACTAAGTCACCTACTTTTAGTTCACACACTTGAGCAATCATATGTGTGAGCAAGGCATAGGATGATATATTAAAGGGCACGCCCAAAAACATATCACAGGATCGCTGATACATCTGACACGACAACTCGCCACTACTCGACACATAAAACTGTGCAAAGCAGTGACAGGGGGGTAAAGCCATTTGGTCTAGTTCTCCAGGATTCCAAGCAGATAGTATGTGCCTACGCCCTGTTGGATCTTGTTTGATTCCTTTTATTAATTCTAGAAGTTGATCTACGTGATAGTCTGGATTTGGATTTTTTATAAAACCATCTGCAGTATTTTCATATTGACTATACGAAGCAAACTGTATACTTTTACGCCACGATCTCCATTGTACGCCATACACACGTCCTAGGTCATAATCCGGAGCAGATAGTTCATTGTTTTGATCTGGTCCTTCTCCTTTGACTACTACATCTAACCCTACAGTCTTAGGAAATACGCTTTTACGTTCTTGCCAGTCAGGACTTAGTGCATTAGCTGTCCATATAGTTTTCTTTTCTATATCTCGAGTACCGTGTAGGATTTCTGCTAGTCTACGTTCATCACTTGACCCTTCTATAAACCAAAGTAGTTCACTTAAACAACTTTTAAATGCTAGTTTCTTAGTAGTAACAGCTGGAAATGAATCTCGTAGATTATATCGTTGTTGCATACCGAATATACTAAGTGTACCAACACCAGTTCTATCTGTGCGTTGTTCACCGTTGTCTAAAATATACTGTAAGGAATCTAAATATGTTTTCATTGTTATATTATAGCAATTTGATTACTATGAGTCAACTAGTATTGTTACGAGCTTGTTCGAATCCATATTTCGTGTGTGCAACCTCGTCCTGGTCTAGCAGTCATGATACGGAAGTTGGATAGATACTGTTCTAGATCAATCCGAGTATCTGCAAAATACTGACCTTTCATTCTAGTTAGGTATATGCGGTCAACAATAGATTCAGTAGCTTCATATAATTGTTTACCACCAATAATGAATACATTTTTATCTGGAAATTGTTCAGAGACCTGCTTTATTTTTTCTTGTGGATCACCTGACAGTACTCGTGCATCTATTGTATTAAGACTTTTACTAGTAACTACGAAATTAACTCTGTCGGGTAGTGGTTTTGGCATTAAAGGATCGTCCCAGGTTTTACGTCCCATTACAACAATTTGATTCATGGTCCATTCACGAAACCAAGCTAAATCGCCGTAATGTTTATCCCATGGTAACGTTCCTTTATTACCTATGCCTCCTAGACTACTTGAGGCTAATATGCTACAGATCACAGACCTTTCAATGCCTTGTCTGTTGCTGGTTGTACTGCTGTTTCAACTTTCTTGACATCAACAAAGAAATCAACTCCTTTAATATAGTCATCTAACTCATTAAATTTTTCATCTAACATATCCTCGATATCTTGAGGATTTTGACCTTTAGCTATTAAATCTTTAACGTTGATAGTAATATTAGTTCCATCGATCAATGATACTGATATTGATTGTAGTACATCAATCGGAACTTCTTTTTTATCAACCTGATTAACTATGTCCTGCCAACTCTTTTTCTTGTTGGTATTGAGCTTCGTCGCTTTTTTCTTACGCGGTAGCTTTTTTGGTTGTTCTGCCATTTTTTGCCTTTGCTTTAGTTTTAGTTGCTTTTGCTTTCGCAGGAGCAAATGATTTTGCTTCAGCTTTTAAACGTGTTGCTTCAGCTAGTAAACTCTTAGCCTGTGCTTCTAATCCTTTAGCCTGTGACAAACTACTTGCCGCAAGATCTGCATCAGTTAATGCTTCACGCAAGTTAGGTGTTGTTCCTTCAGACATTGCTTTAGCAAATCCTGTCATATCGCCCGAACTTGTTTTAGCTTCTCCTTGCCCTCTAGACATTTCAGCATCATTAGGTCCCATTCCAACATCACGGCCCCATTGAGTTTCTTGATCTAGTTGATCTTTTTTCAGCTTTTGCTTTTTCTTGTCCATTGCTTTTTCTTTATTAGTACTAGCATAGCCTAACCCTTCATCGATAGCGGCTAATTCATCAATAGCGTCTTGGCCTGTTGCCATTTTAGCCATAATAGAATTTAACTCGTCTAGACGAACATTTGTTGCGGCATTTGGAGTAAGTATTACCTGTTTAGTTTGTACTTTCTTAATCCAATTACCTTTATGTAATACTCCTAGCAAATTAACACCGTCACCTGTTGTGAATCTATATAGTGCATCAGCTAAAGATACAGACTCTTGTCCAACAGCTGATTTTACACAGTTATCAAGGTCAGTCGCTACGTTTCTTGGTAAAGATTCATTGTAAATTACTAGACACATATGATCTTCATCTGGTACTGTATTGTAAGCTACTACTACTTTTTTGTCGCCGTGTCTTCCGACGTGTTTCATTATTGCCATTTTATTTCTCCGTTGATGATACTTCTGGTGCTGGTGGAGTTTTTGCATCCATTATTGCACCAGTTGCTTGTAAGAACGTAACAAGTTTAGTATAAAGATCACCAACCTGTTTTAGTTCGTCTGCATTAAATGCTCCACGTGATGAACATATCTGTATAATTTGTGTAACCAATACTAAATCTTGTAGTTGTATTGAAGTGTCAGATAATCCTTCAGGTGGAGTACTAGATTCGTTTCTCATTGCGTCAGCTGACGCAGGTGTTGCTGTTGCTTTAACTGTTGCTTTAGCTTTAGCCTTAGCTTTTGTCTTAGGTAGTCGAGTTGCCATTAAGTTCTCCGGTCGTTTGTTTGCGTTCATTCTTCATCATAACATTAATATTTAACCGGAGAGACAAGGATGGTAAAATTTCTTAGAGCGTTATTAGGTAAAATCTGGGTGATTTAGAGTTGGCATTAACAAGCTAAAATAGCTAGCTTCTGTTGGTAATTCGAATCCTACTAGTAGATGTCGATCGATAGGTTTGCCAGTATCTTTGCGGTCTACAACGTGATCGCCGATATAAAACCTACCTTCTAGATTTTCCCAAAGCCAATCACTAAACACTTTTTCTTTGGCAAAAGGTTCAAATGTCACTTTGGTAAAGTGAGGTGGGCAATGATCAATTCTTCTTAGGTCAGTTACGTTAAGTGGATTTGGTTCGCCTCGACTAAGCACGAACTTTATCTTTTTCAAATTCATAGTACGTTGTCATACCAAATGGAGCCTCAATATCTTTTGACCCGTGTATAACAAATAGTGTATCGCAGTAGTTAGGATCACCCCAACTATCCCAAGCATATCCATCTGTGAACATTATAAGTTTTTTAGGTAATATATCATTTGCCTTCATGAACTCCCAGTTGCACATAAAGTCAGTACCACCGCCACCAGCAACTTTATAGTCCATTATTTCGTCGATGTTTTCTGGAGTAAACACTTGTGCATTATAGCACTCGGTATCAAATGTCCAAAGGTGTAATCTAAAGTTACCAAAGCTCTCCATTATACCTTTTATTTCACTATAAATTTGTTGATTCATTTCGTCGGTCATTGACCCTGATGCATCAGTACATATAGCAATATCAATATCATCATCAAAGTTACTGCCTGGAAGAATAGCATCCATATGCCATCCTTTACGACTTGCACGAGCAAACGTATAGTCTGATTTAAGAACACTTTTTATTTCTTGTTGTATTAGTTCGTTCCAGTTAAGTTGTGGTGCAGTAAATTCGCCAATTAATCTTTGTACACCTTTTGGTAAGTTACCTACACCTGAACTTTGTGCCGCGGATAACATAGCTTCTTTCATTTCGTCTCTGATCTCTTTTCTCTCAGCCGCTGATATTTTCGGCTTAGCACCGCTTTTACCTTTGCCATCTCCATTCCCGTCTTTACCTTCTTCAGCGCCTTCGCCATTTTCTTCTCCATCTAGATGTTCATCGATCAATTGATCTAATAGATTGTCAACATCGATCTTGTCTGCTTGTTCATAAAGATCATCATATACTTCTTCTGCACTCATACCTTTATATTTTGTATCATATAATCCTACTGGAATCTTTTCACCTATGTTTTGATCTACAAGATCTTGATTTACACAATAGTCGTCTGCTATGTTCCATAAGCGTCTATCACGGTCTCCACAACGCCCCATATGATCATAAACACAATGTAGTACTTCGTGTCCAATTAAAAATTCTAATTGTTTAGCAGGCATAGTTTTAAGAAATTCAGAATTGTAATACAGCTTACGTCCGTCAGTTGCGGCTGTACCACACCATTTATCAGCATTAATTACTTCTAGACGTGTAGCTAGGTTACCAAAGAAAGGTGCTTTTAGTAATAGTGCAATACGAGCACTGATAATTTTTTCACGTACTTCTGCATCAGTTTTTGGATCTGTTACACATCCTACTAAACTTTTGTATTCTTTATCGTTTGCTGTTGAAGTTGCCATTTTGTCTAGTCACCTTTTTTGCTTTAATATGTATATTATACAGTCTTTTTGGCAGTAAGTCAATACCAAAATGGCCATAGTATGGATTCATAAATACTTATATGAAATACTGTTCAGCCCCTTGGAATACCATACATATTACCCGCAGTGGATTATTTCCTGACAGTCAGGCAGGTGTAGTATCTAGCTGTTTCTGTGATGCTTGGCAAAGTAAGGGTGAGAATACACGACTTGGTAATAAAAGTCTATCGGAAGTGTTTAACAATGATTGGCAAAAAGAGTTTAGGTCTACAATTATCGATCAATCTTTTAAGCATTGTAGAGAAGATGTTTGTGTAGACTTTCACCGAATGGAAGAAGTTGACAACTTTGATCACGTACCAATTGGTCCAACTTTACCAACTACCATACAGTTACAGATAGATCATAATTGTAATCTAAAATGCAAAATATGTCGTAAAGACATAATTTATAGCCCTAAGAAAAATAAAGAAGCTTCAGCAATACTACGTAAACTATCACAAGAATACAAAGAATTTGAGCATAGGGTAAATGTGCATTGTGATGGAAGTGGTGACATATTTACATCAGCAAGTTATCTTGAATTCTTTTATGATGACAATTTACCTAAATGCTTTATGTTTAATCTGCAGACCAATGGCAATCAATTGACTAAACATATGGATCTTGTTATAAAGTTAAAAGATCAACTTGAAATGGTTGAAGTTAGTTTAGATGCTGGAAGTGCAGATGTATATCAAGAGGTACGTGGAGGAAAGTTATCAATAGTTACAGACGGTATACGATTATTAAAACAGCAAGGAATTGAGGTATGGACACAGTTTGTTGTACAACAAAAGAACTGTCATGATATAGAACAGTATATTAAGTTATGTAAAGACCTTGGAGTAGATAAAATTTGTTTACAGCTAATGCTTAAATTGCCACATATGACATATGAGTGGTGGCAAGATAACAGTGTAGAAATGAGTACACAAGATACTGAGTATCTTGATAGTCTATTGCAAGAAATTAAAAAAGACCCCCAAATAGAAGTATCTGGAGGTATCGAACATCTACTAAAAACTAAAAAAGTATTCCAGCTACATCCTAACTAAAATCCAGGAACTCCTACGTAACCTTCTTCGATGTCATAACTGTTATTGATTTGTGCTTCTTTATCACCTTCCATACATTTAAAATATACTTGTTGTGCTTCTTCCTTTGTAGGGAAACTACTGATAAGTTCTTTCTTACCATCTTCTCCCCAATACACTACATCATAAGTTTTAGTTAACATCTTTTATCCCCCTAGTTACCTACAGCCTGGACAATATATTTGCCAAAGCGTTTATGAAACTCATCAAATGTTTTTAGTTTGTTAGGAACAAATGGTAAGTTATAAACTGTAAGAGCTACTCTAGCACCCATTACTGTTAACTCTGTAGTAAAATTAGCCATCATATAACTAAAAAAGTTATCTACCATTTCGTGCCATTTTTTATCATCTTTATCTTTACTTTCGTGCATTGCCTTAAGCTCATAACACATAGAAACAGTTAATGAATACATTGCTGATATTTCTTTAATAGCAAGATCTTTAACCTTACCGTTAAGTATGTCTGTTGGATTAGGCATTTGACTAGCTATTTTTCTATGTGCCATAAACTTAACAGCAGTACCGTCACCAACAGTACCTGATACTAGATCAGTCTCTGTATTAGTGTCTAGTTCGTCCCCTAATAAATCACTAACAAATGTCCATGAACGAGGAGTTGCAAATGCACGTGAACTAGATTTAGGATCAAAGTCAAACAAGTCTTGTTTGGCAAACGACACATATCCTACAACGTCTTGATGAACATTATTAGTTACTGCCCACTTCTGCCACGATTCAAAATCTACTCTCATTTCTATATGTACAAATCTGTTACTTAATGGTGATGGCATTCTATATGTAACACCTTTATCACCTTCTCTGTTACCAGCCGCTACAATAACAACATTATCTGGGAGTTCGTACTTGCCAATACGTCTGTTTAACACTAGCTGATAAGCCGCGGCCTGTACACTAGGAGCCGCTGAATTCATTTCATCAAAGAATAAAACAATAACAGGATATTTCTCTGCCATTTCTTTAGTTGGAAGATCAATTGGAGGTGCCCAATCCATTGTACCATTGTCCTTATTGTAAAAAGGAATGCCTCTGATGTCTGTAGGATCCATTTGACCTAGACGTAGATCAATCATATGACCTTTCATTTCGTCTGTAATACTTTGAATTAATTCTGACTTACCAATGCCCGGAGGTCCCCAAAGGAAGACTGGGCGTTTCTTTTCAAAACAGCGTCTGATACTAGTCTCTGCTTCTATACTTGTAACTGTTCTATTTTCTGCTGACATTGTCTAGTCCTTTTTTAATGTTAATACAAGTATTATAACACCAAAATAACTATCTGTCAATGCCTATTTAATGTAGGGTTTCTATGCCGGTAACTACTACTAATTTTCCTTGAGCTTCACAGTTCTTAATTGCATCAGCAAATGCAAAAATTTCATCAAATACTTTACGATCTACTTCATATTGATCGTCACCCCATATTGCATCTACTATTTGTTGATCTGTTTCAGTCAATTGACGCTACTCCTTTGGTTGGTTTTATAATTATTGGATCTAGAGTTATAACTAGTCTTTGTCTATTAGGATTCGGAGGTACTATTATAGTATTACCTCGATCCTTAATCATCTGGTCCATTTCTTCCATAAGTGCCACTTGCTCACGTTGCTCTTGCCAGTTCTCAAAATCGTTAAATTTTTCTACCAACCAAGGAGACCCTGCTACAACTGCTACAAATGCACTAATTATAATTACAGTTTCCATAGTATTATGCTCCTAATATTCTTAATAGTGATAAAACAACTCCGGTGCCGTATACGACAGTCATTGCTACATTAATAACTACTAGAGCTGGCTCGCCCCATCTCCAACCTACCCAAGTCCACCCTACACCAGCTAGGAAACCTAACCATACATTATATGGATAGACGTCCAATGAACTTAGTGTTGCACACCCGATAGCCATAGCCGTTGCGATCCACTTAACCCACCAGGTTAATTGTTCATCGTAATCTACATAGGTTGCAGGTTTTTTGAATGCTGATTTCATATTCATATTTATAGTATATACTCATTTGGTGCTAAAGTCAATGCTTTGTTAAAATTGGTTATCTATATACTGTTCGAGATTGTTTGCGTGTAATCCCAACATCATTGCATCACGCTCGTCATATACATAGATTGACTTACTGTTAGGACCGATAAAATATGGACTAGTAAAGTATTTTTCCATTTTTAACAAAGTCTTGGGCAGTATAACGTTAGTTTTAAATTTCCAATTCTTAATCTTTTTTTGCTTAGATATCATTTGAAACGAAAATCTAGTTAGTCTTAAACTGTCTGGATTAATTGGATTGTACCACCAGCTGGATGGCTTATTCAAAGGATAATATGTAGCTGTTATATTATGTATGCGACTAGGTGCAAATGGATTTAACTGATATTCTTGGAATTTAGCTTGCCATATGGTCTGAAGTGATTCGTTAGTGCGTGGCATACCTATGGATAAATCTTTTCGCCTTGTTTAAGTAATACGACTGTAAAATCATCGCATTTAAATAGCGAGTTAAGTTTTTTAGCAAGATTAATTGCGTGTCCTGGATTACTAAAGGATACTTTCTTATACTTAGGGCCTGGGTAGGCAATAAGGACATTCTGTGTCTTAAGATTGATTGGCTTTTCTTTAAAGAAAACTGCCCAAATGCCTTCGCTATTCAGCACTTGATCGCTCTTATATGTTGCTTTGTTAACGTGCTCTAACAGCACTTCTGGTTTAGGTCTACTCAAAATAATGTTCTCCGTATACATTATTTATCAAGTAAACTGCTATTATAACTATATATTAACTCAAAAATTACCACCATCGAAGTCTGCTTCTATATTTGCATTATCCGTTTTATCTGTCTCTACATTCTTTGTAAGATCTTCAATCCTGGCTAGTAATTCAAATATTTCGCTATGAAGATTCAATGCTTCTAGCTTAGGCAATAGGAGTTCTTTGCCGTTTGTTTGATTCATTACCTTAACTCGGTCGTTAAATTTCTTCAGATGCAGGCTTAACTGATGTTCCATAAAGTGCTCCGTTTGCTATTCTTAAGTTTTCTTGCATTTCTTCTAATGTGTTGTATGGTCCAGCATAGGCATACCTATTCAATGTTATTAACTTAGGACAATAACTCTTGACCCAACCGTTATTAAATTTAAGTATGTAATAACCAGCACAAAAGAAACTCTTAGACTTTTTACCTTTAGTAAATACCGGTAACCCTTTAGGCACGTCCCACAAAATATTATTTGCTCGATGCTCACAAGGATATCCATAAACTGAATTCGTTTCAATTTCTACTTTTACTGGTGTATTTTTATCAACTTTGATATTATATCGAGCAGTAAGTTTTCCTAAGCTGGCAAATGGTTCTCTTTTACCTTCATGGTGATATATTACTCCACGTGGTGATTGGAATATATTACCTACTTTGTTACCATCGTCTTCGACAATCCAACATTTATTTTTTACTATTGCTTTAGCTATTAAGCTCATTATGATCTCCCTCGTATATCGCAGAGTTAGCACCGTGCTCTGCACATTCTACTGAATGCACCCAACAACGATTATCTGTATTAGATCTAATCAATTGGTCAGCCATATTAAATGCGTGTTCTGCAAACTTCTCTGCACCAACACCTGAGAACTCACGTACTTCACATAATCCTTTTTCTTGTAATCGATAAAACTCATCTTTATGTGGATCATCAGTATCTACACAGGTTTTATGATCAAAGCTATCTTCTAACCAAGCCTTAATTCCTTTAAGTCCACCGAAGTCTACTGCCCAGTTTTTGTTATCTAGTTTATTACACCCGAATGTAAATTTAAATGCTAAACTATAACCGTGAAGTAAATGACAGTGTGAGTGATCTGCATTTGGTTGCCTAAAGACGGCACTCAAGCCAATGTTGTGTCCATAATGTTTTGTGCTATAAAACTTACTCATTCGTTTCTCCTAGTGCAATGAACGGCGGAGTATTTAAAGAGGGGCGACGCATAAAAGTCCTCTGTAATAGTATTATAGTTTCTGTAGCGATCAAAGTCAACCTATTATACCTCTTTTCCAATTAGGGCCATACTTTCCATACTACTTTGCCTTCTTAATAATTTAAAAAATAATGCTAGTGTATTCTTAGCGTCAACATCAGCTCTATGTTCAAGACCGATAAAGTTTATATTGTGACTTGCACAGGCATCCTTAAGACTTCCTCCGACGCTTTTTGCACGACTAAGCATCAAGTATGTATGCCAGGTCTTAACATCTATCCAACGCTGGCCAAAATGGCCAAAATCAACGTTGTTTTGACTGAATTCCTTGCTTAAATCGTCACTATCGTTATGCCCCCATACCACAGGGTTAATAAAAGGTTTATATTGATTAATTACTGCACTAAGCTCTCGAGCTACATATTCGTGTGAAAAAGCCTCACCACGGATCGTACTACTACTTATTCCGGTTAATTCGGTTATGAATGAGCTAATTTCTTCTTTAGGATCTATGTACCAGCTTTTAACAAAGTAGTCATCATACCGCATATCTACGTCACCAATGGCTATTCCGACCTGTATAATCTTGCCACTTGGTTGGTTCATTTCTAGATCAAGGGCTAGGAAACTTCCGTCGGTTATCATACTTTAGTTGGATACGGTGCCGATAAAAAGTCAGCAATTGTACTAGCATTATCACTGAGTTTAGTTAAATCATATCTACCACAGAATTTTAAGAACTTTGCACCTACCATAGGGTTCTGTTTAACTACCATACCCTCTGCAATAGTTCCTGCAATTTTAGTTTTAATATCATCTGGTTGCATTGTAAGATCTACTAAAATTCTGTTACGTTCATAATCATCTAGTACTCTATGCTCAACTTCATTATGGTCAACCCAACGCTGTAGCATTAAGTTATTCCAATTGTAACCTTTTTTGTTTTTATCTTCGTACGCTTCTAGCAGTCCAACTTTATTCTTTGAGCCTTTTTCTCTTACGCCTGGAAAGGCACTAAACACATTATCTGATGTATCACCGCGGATACATTTCTTAAACAATAGATACTGTGGATCTGGAACTACTTTAGGTTCGCTAGTTTTCTTGTCAATTACACGTTTACCCTTCTTATCAAAGATACCTTCTAGAGTATGTAACTCATCACTGATACCATTGTATTGATTAACATTACCAGCTAATAGCTGATAAAAGTCACTATCACTGGAAACTATAGTATGATGATCATCTGGATGACTTTGTATCCAGCCAGCAATTAAATCATCTGCTTCAAGCTCTTTATGTTGTAATACAGTACAGTTAGTATCATTCTTAACAAAATTATTTAAGTTATCAAAGGCTTCCCAAAACAGGGTATCTTCTTCTGCTTGCTTTTCAGTTAATGCCTGTCTAGCAACTGTTCTATTTTTCTTGTAAGGTTCGTAAAAGTCTTTACGCCATGAACGTCCTTCTAAACAAAATATAACGTGATCAGCTTTTTGATCTCTCCAACTCTTGTTTATTGACGCTAGGGTTACGTGCATAGCAAAACCTAGTTTATCCCAAGTATCTGCCTGCCGATGTGCTGAATGTCTAGCACGAAAGAATGTGTTTGCTGTGTCTACTAGTAAGTATCTCATAATAGTATTATACTATCAATTGTTAAGAAAGTCAATCAACTAATCTCAGACCTTCCATCTCCTAGATCTCGCTTGTTTATAACCTTTTTCTCTTCCCAACTTCTGCGTTCTGGATCAGCTTGTTCTTGCTCATAGTTTTCCATTACTACATTCCGACATACTGCTTGAAACCAGTTGTCAACAATGTCTGCATCAGTTTTACCTTGATATCCACTTTTTATTAATCGAGCTACAAAGATATCATTCCAATCTAGTTCAAAAGCCCCATCACTTGGATTGTCTGGATCAATGTCCATACTTAATACTTCTACATAAGGCTCTTTTTTCTTATCAGCAACTTCTTTAGCTGTAAGTTTTTTTGTTGTTTTCTTTTTACTAGTAGTCTTACCTATTAGTTTTTTAAGTTTATCTAACATATTATTTCCATCCTATCTGTTCCCATGGAACATTTTTATTACCAAAGTGACCATATACACAGTTCTCACTATAGTTATTATACTTGAATAAATCAAATCTGTCAATGATTCCTAACGGTGTTAGATCAATATTATCTCTAATAAATTTTTCTATAGAACGATTATGACCATTTGACTCTATGTACACTGATGTAGGTTCCTTAACGCCAATGGCATAACTTAACTGTATTTGACACCAATCAGCCATTTCATCAGCTACCACATTCTTTGCTAACCAACGGGCCATATAGGCCGCTGAACGATCTACTTTAGTTGGATCCTTGCCACTAAATGCACCACCACCGTGCGGTGCCCATCCACCATATGTATCTACAATAATTTTACGTCCTGTTAGTCCCGAATCACCATCTGGACCGCCTACCACAAAGTTACCAGTAGGATTAAGATGCCATACAGTATCATCATCTACTAGATGTCCTAATACTGACTCTGCAATCAGTTTTGTTTCTTTTCTAGCCTCTTCACAATCGCCTTCAGTGTGTTGGGTGCTTATTACCACTTGGTCAATACGCTGTATTTGATCACCTCTATATTCGACACTTACTTGACTTTTAGCATCTGGCAATAAGATATCATTGTTTTGTCTTGCTTGCTTTAATTGTTTAAGTATTTGGTGACTGTAATAGATAGGTGCAGGCAAGTATGCTTCGTTGTCTCTGTTAGCATATCCAAACATAATACCTTGATCACCTGCCCCAAAATCGTCTGTACCTAGTGCAATATCACTTGATTGGCTATGTATATGATTGTCTATTTCTAATGTATTCCAATGGAATCCTTCTTGTTCGTATCCAATCTTCTTAACAGTATCTCTAACTATTTGATTAACATCAACGACATTAAAGTTTTTAACTTCACCAGCTAGTGTTACGTGATTTGTTGCTACTAATGTTTCAATTGCTACTCTTGTTGTGCGATCACCTTCTGTTAACCCAGCATCTACTAAGGCATCGGATATTTGATCTGCTACTTTATCTGGATGTCCGTCTGATACTGATTCACTTGTAAATATATACTTGTCCAATTATTTTCCCCAACTGTTTCCCCAAAGATCAACGTGTAACCTTGGGCTATAATAATACCCACGAAGCATTGCTTCATCGGCTATGTTAAATTTATTACCATCGTATACACTTTCAACGCCACCAACTGGCATTATGTATACAACACCTTGGAATCCTGCTTCTCTATATGCTTTTACTGCACGATCAACTTCATCTAGATCGTTTGGCTTTTCAACTACAAATTTAAGATATGTTGTACCAACACGTTCATACCCAACTACTACCTCTGGCTTAACAGCATCTTCCCAAGTTTCTCCGCTTGCTGATAGTTTAGCACTGACTGAGAATGTTATTTCTCTTTTAGGACATTCCGCTTTCCATAATACTAATGTGTCAGCACAGTCTTCAGTTAATAGTTGTGTACCGTTTGTTTCAAATGTTATGTTACGCAGAGTTTTCATATCTTCGTGTTCAATCATTTGCGGATATGCACGTTGCCAACCTAATAACGGTTCGCCACCTGTAATAACAATGTGTACATCATTACCATTTGCTTGTAACCAATCCCCACCAGGGCATAGTTCTCTCATACGTTCAATTACTGTTGGTATTTCTAACATTGGTGATAGATGTTTAAATCTTGGATCCCAACTTGCATAACTATCACATCCTGTTTCTACTAAAGGTAATCCTTCATATTGATTAAACAGTTCTACTTTAACAGCATTACGCTCAGTTGACTTTTCACCTCGTGCCATACCAAAGCCATCGCAGGTAAAGTTACACCCAAATGTACGCAAAAAGATACTAGGCACACCTATAAATCTGCCTTCACCTTGTGCCGAATAAAATATTTCACTTACCTTTAACTTAGCTACTTTAGCCATTTAAATAATTACCTTTCTCTGGAATAACGTGTCTAACACCACCTCGAGGATCAGCAATATCGCCTTCTCTTCGTGGTATCATATGTATGTGTGGATACATTACAGTTTGTCCTGCTGACTTTCCTACGTTTTGCCCTATGTTATAGCCATCACATACTTCTTTTTGAAATAAGTCTAATCCCCATTCATATGCGGCTATATAACATTCTCGAATATGTAATGGCGTGTCTTCTCTAGGAACAAATAATAAGTGTCCTTTAGTTACAGGATATTTGTCTTCAAATACATAATATAAAGGATGTTCAATTAATGGTTTTGATTGAAACCACGGTGTGTCTTTAACTAGCATTTAGAGCTCCATAAAAATATAAAGTAAACAATAATATATTCAAAGTCCATAACTCAGGTTTTCTCCAAGCAATGCCTGATAGTATCCAAACTAGACTTGCGAAAGATAGTATCCATACATTCAACGGAAATATATTCCAACTTGTTAGTGCAACTCCTATAACAGTAAAAATATTTGCTATCCATCCTATTATTTTACTATATTTAAGTATAAAAGTCAATCAACTTCCCATGGGTATACTATCCAAACAGGCTCTTCAGCTTTATTAATTTCTGTTCCTGCATAGTTAATTGTGCCTTTAAAGTCACTACTAAGATTATCTATTAGTACTGCAAATTTAAGATCAGCTGACTGTTGATCAACATTAACTTGATCTAATATATAATTTAATGTAGCACCAGTATCATTGATGTCATCTACTATCAATATCTTCTTATGCCCTATCAAATCGTATATACCGTGATGAGCTTCATAGAGATCATCTTGTTCTACGTGATCACGTAGATTAATTTTAAGTGTTAACATTGGAACATCTAGTATATGGCTGATATAAACAGCCGGTATTAGTCCACCTCTGGTTAACCCAATTACATAATCAGGCTTCCATTGCTCTCTAGCTAATTGGTAAACAATTTTCTCTGTTAATTTATCTATTTGTTTGTGTGTGTAGAATTTCTTTTTCATTTTTTTAGACTCTCTAGAGTTATAATTTTAGCAATATCATTAGTTACTTGTTCTGTGCTATCATTATGAATTACAGTCATTTCAGTTTCCCACTCGCCTGCAGTTGGATTCCATCTACTTGTTTCTATGATCATTCCACCTGTAGCATTGTACACACGAAATGTGTGTTGTGGATTACGTTGATAAAAATTAGGCGAATCATTGTACCTAGGAGTGTCGTTGCTTTCAAACACATCGACGTCAATAACTGACTTTTTTCCAGACCAACCACCCACCTTATTTTTAATCCATCCCATTACTATCCTTTGTAAGCCCTAATTGAGGTGATAAGACCATTATCATCATAGTCTATAACATCGACAACCATTAGTTTTTCATCTCCATTTACCTCTATTTCAATCTCAGCAATAACTGTATTATCTTCTAAACTAGCTTCTGCTTGATATAAAGTCAATGGTTTTACTTGGATAGTGTCTACTGCATCAAATATATCTTGATTAGCGGTGAGTACTTTTTCTTTACCAGTTGCATCACCGGTCCAATCACGTAACATAATATTATCAGCAAACATACTAGCAAGGCCGTTAAGATCCTTGCTAGAAAATGTTTTAAAGTACTGCTCTGCTTTGGCTTTTAAATCCATCTTAAAATGTCCAAGCATATGATGCACCAACAACATTGTTAGTTACGTCAGCTTGGTTAAGATAGTTCATTTCGTGTTCTGCATATGCAGTTAACGAATGTGACTCATTACCAAACTTATAGTAAGTACCGATGTTATATTGGTTAGCATCTGGTGCCATATCTACAGTTGAACGTTCATAGTATGTTGACCCATCTGCATTAAAGCCAGATGCTACTGCTATGTCAACTTCACTACGTGAAATTGTAACTGGCTGACTAAACGTACTACCAAAACTATGACTATTATCATACTTGTCATTTAATGTGTAGTCTAATCCAACGTTCCAGCTGTATGATTGTGTATCGCTAACATTAGTAACAATACCTTGTGTTTGCATATCAGCTTCAGTTTCACCTACCCAAGCACTACCAAAAGCACTAAAGCCTTTAGTTATTGAGCTAAGATCATACTTACCACTAACATTAATAAACGACGTTGTACTGTCATCAATCTCACCAAATGCACCACCTAATGATTGATCCATATACTGGCCTTCCTCATTCATAAAACCCATACCAACACGTACACTAGCACTATCATTTAGTGCAAGAGTGTGTCCAAGTTCCATAAGTGTACCAGAGCCTATTTCTTCATTCATTGCTACTCTCATATCATACTCATTATCAGCACCAAATCCAAGTTTGTTGTCGAATTGGTAAGTGTTAATGTTATCATATGGATTGTAACCACTGTAGAAGTTAGCTCTTGTATGTGGATTGAACGCCACCTTAGGAGTTTTCTTAGCTTGTACGCCAGCACTCATATCAACATAAAAGTCTCTACCGTATTCATCAACTGTCATAACACTTGATAATGAAGATGCTAATTCAGCACTTCCACCAGTTACGCTAATTGATCCACTTAGTGGTACAGTACCCTTACGACCTTCTGTAGGTATACCAATCTCACCAATTGGACGAGTAGCACGTTCTAGATCCAATAGACCCATACCGTGTTCTTCTTTGTTGTATCCTGGAATATCTCTATTAGCAGTTTGAGTTAACAGCTTAACAATGTTTGAACCCTTCATATGTGGCCATTGTGAATGTACAATAGCTACTGCTCCGGACACTGTTGCCGCCGCTTCTGAAGTACCTGTACCTAATACATAAGAATCACCACGTTTACCAGCACCAAATGCTTGACCTGGAGCCATAATGTAGTAATCACTTATTCTATATGTATCTAGACAAGTTCCGCCAACTTGGTTTTTGTATTGACATAAATGACCAGCTTTATTACTGTAACCTGCAGATCTATTATTCTCTACGTCCCAAGCACCTGCAATCAACATTTGACCACCTAACCACAAAGTACCGTCGTCTTTAGTTGCTGTTGCAATTGTTGCTGGATTTTCAGGATAAGCTAAACCACTATTACCACTTGATACCACGATAACCATTTCACTGTCACCGAGTGCTTTAGCCCATTTTTTAGGATTAAGTCCTCGATAAAAACCAGTTGCACGTCTACCTGTGTAGTAGTTTCTCTTAAATCTTTTATCAGCGTTATAAAAACTACCGTCGTCCATCATTTTCCAATTACCATATCTACCTCGATATCGTGTATTAGATGAAATGTTTGCAACAGTAGCATCAATTGACGCTCCCCATTTAATAGCTTTTCTCATACCGACATCACTAGCTGAATTTCTGTTAGTGATCTTAGCAATTGCTAGATCGGCATTATATGCTACACCACTTGTACCGTTACCAGTACCGTCCCAATTACCTGCGGCAATGGAAGCCATTAAAGTACCATGGCCAACTTTGTCAGCTATTCCACCACCTCTTCGTCCACTACATCTACGAATAAAACATTTCGTTTCTGTAATAGATCCAGCAAATTCGCTGTGGCCGATATTTATACCACTGTCAATGATCATAATCTTAGCACCTTGACCGGTAAATCCTCTAGCCCAAGCTGAACTTGCGTTGATAGTGTCAAGATTATTGTCGCCAACCTTGCCTCTACTAAATACATCACTGGTATATTCGGCACTGTTATCCCACATACTGGTGTCAAGTTCGACTAACGCATCAGCGTGTGCAACTGTAGTACCTAGCATACCAGCAATTCCAGCTACAAATGTAGCCGCTTTTACTGCATTTCTAAGTTTGATATTCATACATCCCCCTTATCTAGGTGCAAACTCTTGTTGAAGTTTAACATTGTCCATAAACTCTTTCTTAGTACCAGAATCATCTTTAAATGCTCCTTTGAGTACTGTAGTTTGAGTCAATGAAGAATGTGCCAAAATGCCACGGTTTTCAACACATCCGTGTGTTGCTTGGATGTAAACCGCTACGTTCTCACTACCAGTGGCATTTTGTATTTCCCTGGCAATGTCATTCGCTAGCTCTTCTTGCAAAGTACCCCTGAGAGAGCACCACTGAGCTATTCTTGTGTACTTTGATAAACCAATTAACTTTTCTGCGGCTATAATACCAATGTACGCAACTCCTTTTACTGTTTGATGATGATGTGAACACATACTTGTAAGTTCACTACGCACAACTAACATACCTTCATAACGATTTTCACCGTCATTTGGAAATGCTGTTGCCGCTGGCATAGGATCATACCTACCACTCATTATTTCATTAATATACATCTTTGCTAGACGTTTCGCTGTTCCTTTCGAATTCGGGTCAGTGTGTCTGTCGATTACAAGTGCATCTAATACACTTTCAAATGCTGTAGTTGCTTCTGTGATAAGTTTGTCTTTATCACCTTCTTCTAATATTTCGCTAATATTGTCGCCAGCCCAAAAGCGTTTGTCTGCTTTTTGTAAACGTTCCTTAATTTCCTTACTTTTACTCAATTTATTCTCCGATGTTAAGGCAGTGGATTGCCAATTTAAAAAATATAATTCATAATATAACTTACATTATATATGGTATTTAGGTCGTGGTCAACCGTTACGATAATTTTTATGCTCAAAGGTAATTTTTAGACTGCTTGGACGGCTATCTGCTCAAGGATCGTGCGAGCAGTTGGTATTTTGGTAAAGGTGTTTACCAATTTGTGTTCTTGGTGTAGGATATGGAATGATCCATTTCCTGCCCATTGTTTGATAAATTCTCCTTTGCTCATACTAGTATTAATTTTATATAAGGTTTTAGTATGGGCAAAGGTATCAATATCATATTGACTAGTAAATTCACTCTCTTGTTCGTGAGTAACATCAAATGTATAGGCTTTCTGTAATGCTAATATGTCTTCGATTGTTTCTTGATCACAGTCAGCAAGTGAGCGTATACTATCGACTGCTAGTTGCATCAATTTATTTTTCATTTTGAAAAACGGTTTGTAACTTGATAGGTCAAGACGTCCTTCTTCTTTATAAGTAGGATTTTGTATCCTACCGGTATCAAACATTTCATTTAATAGTGATCTAACAAAGCGTAATTGATTGCCTATATCGCGATCTGCATACATACGCTTTTCTAATTCTCGATAGAAGTCGACCATTGGTATACCAAAATGTTTGTGTGCTATACGACTAGCAACAAAACTATATCCTGTTGCGTGTACGTGTTGTATGATATGGCTAAACAAGAAACAGTCAATTAATTCTTCTCTAGGCATTGTTGATGTTTCTGTTATAATTTCACTATACTCTAACACTTGAAAGTCACCTTCTGATGTAGGTGCAACCGAATTAAGATCTGGAGTCAATACACTTTTAATTCCATATTGTTTTCTGTAGTAATCATTGGCCATCTCGGTATTAGGTAATATACTGCATATAAACACATCAAATACCTTGTGCTGTCCTTCTTCTAGTCTATTAGTCATTGAGTCATACCAACTGTCTTTAGTTTCTAAAGGTAAACCTAATATATATTCTTGTTCGTGTGATATACTGTGTTCATCAGCAAACGCAATTAACTTAGCAATATCTTCTTCGGGTAAGTTCTTTCTTTTGATAGCTTTGAGTGTGTCTTTATTGTCAGTCTGTAAACTTATTTGGAATCCAGTTGGTTGATTTAACAATAAGATTATATCGTACAATTCTTTGTTAAATTTTTTAGTGTAACTAAGTTGTATTTCATCTACATTGCCATCGTCGATAGCCTGCCTAATAATCTTAGCGGCATCGAGATCTCTCTGTTTAAATATACCAAAGTTAGCATCAGCGATATTAATTTGAACCAAGTTGGGTTTGGATTTGATCCAATCGATATCATCTTGTAATCGGTCCAAAGTCATCTTTTGTACCTTACTAGCTGTTAGGCTACCCCAATCACAAAAAGTACAAGAGTACGGACACCCCCTATTAGTTTCTAAAGTAGCCGCCCAAACTAGCTCTGGATGACTTTCGATTAGTTTATTAAACATTCCTGTAGCATACGGACTAGGTAGTATATCAAGGTTATCAATCCTTTCTCTTTCGTATACAGCCTGTACATCATCAACAATAAGATCCTCGAGTAAAGACTTAAAACTAAGTTCAGCTTCTGCTATAATTATTGCGTCAATATGTGGATAGTCACCAAGAGTTTTTCTGTTAATATGCGGTCCACCAAATACTATTTTACAGTTGGGATAACGTTCTTTGATACGACGACTTAATTCTATATTATAATTAAAGTTCCAAACATACGAGCTGAATCCAAACATATCTGGATTGTCTAGCCTATCGACTATATCACCAATTGGCTCTTTAAGTGCCATCATTTCTTTAAGATCGATGTGATCAGTAATCTCTTTGAATTGTGATACGTATGCCCATAGACAGCCAACAGCATAAGGTGCCCAAGCAAGGAAAGTGCCACGGTAACCACCAAGGTTACTGGCCTGAAGTAGATATATATTCTTCATATACAGTATTTATTAGTTAGTAATTACCCTAAAATAATAGGTTCGTGCTGATCTAAGAAAGAAGATACTTTCTATATTAATACAAAAAACAGCAGGAATACTACGACTACATACAAAGCCCATTTCTCAGGACCTTCTATGTTACCGTGCTTTTTAGATTCGTTCCGTGCTTGTCTCCAAACGTCTTTCCAATCGATCTTCTTCATAGTAAAGTATTTATGAACTTACCAGCTTCTATGTTATAGATAAAGTATTGAGATTTGGGTATTTTTTAATTTCGGGGAGTTCGTTATGACTACCTAATAGATCTAGTCCTATTAGAGCTTCTTCTGGTGTAGGTTTATAATGATATCCTAGCACGAATTCTTTTTGGTCTTCCCATGGTGTTATTGATAGGTCACGACCATCATAGCACATAAGTTTTAGTTTCTTATATAAATCATAATCATCTAACAGTATTGCACCACCTCTGCCTAGCACTAAGGGTTTACCATAGCCAAAACTTAGGCATTGTATCTGCCCTGGCTTATACATTTCTGGAGTTAGTTTACGAGCTGAATCCCATATGTTAGTATCGAAGAAGTGATACTCGCCTAGCCAGTTTTCTATATCATTAAATTCATACTCTACAGATATTTTTTTAAGCATCATTGGTATACTAATATATGTGTATGGAGTAAATTGCGTTTTTTTATAGCCAGTTGCTAAGAATGATAACTCTAAAGCGTGTGTACAACAATCAGTCATTACTGCATATTTGGCACCAGTGTATGATGCTAGTGCATCTTCAAACTCTGTTATATGATCAAATGGATTACTCAATGTTTTCTAATATAGCACTTGCTGAAAAGAAATTTTCATCTAGTATTCTGGCCTGTGCTTTAACCTTAGGTAATACTGATTCATAATTCTCTATATGATATTCAATAGCATCCATTAGTTCTTGTCTATACTCAAGATAACTGTCCCACGATTCTGTATATTCGGTTGGATATTTAAATATTGAACTGTACATTTCTGAATAACTTAATCTATCTGGCACTAATGGTGTAGTATTACAAAGAGCACCTTCATACATACTAATACCTAGTGTTTCTTGTAGATTTGCTGAGAATACTAACTTTGCTTGACCTAATAAAGTGTGGTACTGATCCTTAGTTAACTTTTCATACTGACATACTATCCATTCATATTGAGGCATTGCTGAAGCAAGGTCATTGAATATATCTACCTGTTTCTCAGGTGCTAGTCTATGTGGAAATAGTATAAGGTTACGTTTAGGTAAGCTACTGTATTCTTCAAATAGTTTAGGCATATACTCCATAGGCCAACCTGTGCGTACAATTTTCTTACGATACCTCATTATGTCTAGTTCGCCATCTCTCATACCTAATAAGTTTTCACAGAACATATCAATATGGAAGTCTGTAGCAAAGTAGTTATGATCAATAGCTTCAAAGAATGCACATTCAGTATGTCTTACCCAATTAGCATCACCTATCAGTCTACCTAAGAAGTCTTGTGGGTCATATGATCCAGCGTGCCATAGTGCGTGTATCGTTACTTTTATATCAAGTAACTCACTCATATACTTTAGATTAATGATACCAGGATGCCAAGCGTCAGTAAAGATAACGTGATCCCCACTGTGTATTTTACCGCTAGTGAACAAGCGACTGAGTTCCTCAACTTGTCTAGCCTTGTATATGTTAGTACCACCAAAGTTAAGAAAAGCGCCAGGAGTAGTGGCATTGGGAATATCACTAGGTCCTTCAATAACTGTAACATTGTGTCCAGCCTCCTCTAATAGTTTAGGTACGTGAGTTTTCCACTGACCTGTATATCTAGTGTCAACTGCTTCAAGATCAATTAAAAATATATTTGCCATTAAATAACGACCGAATGTCCAGGCTGTGTAGTATTATATTGTACAATAGATCCATTTTCTCCATCTTCACTTACTTCAATCCAAATATCTCTACCTGGATATCTATTAGCAATTTCAATATATAATGCATCACTTATCATTTCACAACTTTGATTTTTAAGATTAAGAATACCATCATCTTGATAAAGATTTTCACACCAGCGTTTAAATTGTATAAATTCAATTTCTCGATCGTCGTGCCCAACATCAATAGTCACTTTAAAGTGAAAGATGTGTCTATGTGGGTGTCCTAGGAATGAAACATCATACTCATCACCAGTTGCAAGTTTAGGATCGGTTAATGCCGCAGGGTACTGATGAATACCTTCTTTACGAAAAGTTATCCATATTTTCTTCTGCGACTTCTCTACGATTCTTTCTATAGTCTCTCTTTCATTTTGTATCATTATTTGTTAACTTCTTCTAATGCTTCAAGTAAATCCATATTTGTAGCAATTGCTGTAAGTTCTTTTTCAATACTTTCAGCATAGTTAATATGTTCAGCAACACCTACAGGATTTGCCATAAAAATCTTGATGTTTTCTTTGTGTAGATCTATATTTGCTTGATATTGTACTGCTAGTACATTTAATATACTCATGATATTACCTCGTCCTTAGCATATTCACTCCAATCCGTGTATGAATCTGCTTTAGTTAATGTTGATACGTTATGACACCATACTCCTGGATTGGTAGCAGAAAAATCAATGTCATCAATCTTTATTGTAGCATTTTCCCCTAACTGTGTCAAGTTGGGAATCTTAACTGATATCTGAGGAATAAAGTTCTCATACTTGCCTAATTCAGCTAACCATTTCTGATCAGTTTTACAGTGTGTAACATCAAAGTCTAATGTACACTTAAAACCTAATCTTAGGCAATGGAAAATCATATGGTCCCACTTGTGTTTACTACCGCCATCATATGATTGGTTGGCTCCAAAGTATAAATGATCGCAGTCATTTTCTGTGGCGATCGTGATTATGTTCTCCGGAGCCAATGCACCAACAACAAACAAAGTCTTAAGACCGTATGCAGGTGTCTTTTCTACTTCCACACCTATAAACATTTCGATATGTTCTGCTTCGCCTGTGTTATATAATCGTTTCATATTGCTAGTATACAGCCTTTTTGCAAATTAGTCAACGTCTTTATCTGCTTCTACCAATTTATTAAGTTCAGCAATCTCAGCTTTAATATATGCCTTTTCTGTCTTCATCTTTTTTATCTCAGAATCGTTCAGATAGTTACTGTGTCCTTCTTTACATTGTTTATCAAGACGTTTGTGTTTTAGTTGCAGTGCTTCTAATCTTAATATGTCTTTACCACTCATATCTTATTCCTCCAATTCTAGTTTATCTAGTTTGTCCTCATCTAGTATAACATCATCATTGATAACTATTTCTTCCTCATCTGCACCCGTATCAAATAGATTATTAAACATAGTTGAACTATTTGTAGTTTTTTTACCTATTGCTCCACGTGTACCAATTATAGCCATCCAATACTTGTTATAGTGTTCAATTAATTCAAGTGCATCACTTTTATTGTCTAAACTAAAGATCATATCTACTATGTCACGGAAATCATTTATACCATTATAATCTCTAGGTGTTTTCTTATCTGCAGTTGTAGCCGACATCATTGCCGGTTTCACTCCGATATCATACTGCCTATTAGCTTCTTGGACCGATGTTAAATGACTCCAAACATTATGTCCCATCTGTATAGCATAACTAAATGAATCCCACGAAGTTTTTCCTTCTTTGTTAATTTTATTTAGATCACCTGGCTTATACACACAAATATCGTTCATAGTGCAACGTTTACTAATTGGACTATCAGTAAAGTTTTCAAACACTTTATCCTGCAATACACCATCACTAAAACGTCTAGTATCTGTAGCATACTTCTTATCATCTACACTAGGCACCATTCTATATACCCATTTTGATTTCTCTTCAATTTCTGTTTGAATATATATTTGTCCATTCGCACTTGCTAAGAAAGGTGAAGCACAATCAAATGATATTGTAAAGTTTGGATTTACATACTTGCGTACTGCTCTTTGAACATCAGTTAGCAATACTGCCCACTCTAATTTACTTGTGCCTAGGAAGTGCATCCAATCGTGCAATCCTTCTTTCAGTAACCCGTCGAATCTTAAGGTAACTAGTCTACGTAGAACTAAGTGTATATCACACATATTCTGTCCACCCATTGCCCAACCATTAAATGGTTTTTCATATTGCGTAGGATCACAGTATTTTTTCATCCTATCATACCAATCATCTGCTTCTGCGTGATTCTCACCTTGCAATACATTTAAAAACTTACAGGCACCTGTTCTATTTTTCATAAAGTAATCGTTGTTAATATATGTACCTTCGACTGCTTCAAGATAAGAGTTAATACCCGATGCCTTACGACCTTCTGGTGAACGACAAACCCACGCTGGAATATCTAGTATCATTCCATAATCCATATAAGCATCCATCCACGCAAGTACTAGTTCACGTTTCTTTTGTGCTTTAGGGCAGTTTGGATTTTTCCAATCACCTTCCCATACACCTTTACCAATCTGGAATCCACCTGAGTCACCTAATACAAAACTATTAGCACGATCTCTATTACGTATCATATCTTCTTTAGCACTTACCTTGTTGGTATCTAGTTCTGCGTGACCTGCTGAATATAATGCCCATTGGTATGGAAAGTATGCTTCTTTTGGATTAAGCCAATTAAGACCTTCTATACCTTTCTCAAAGTCTTTAGGTATACGTGAGTCTTCAATGTATAGACCGTTTGATGTTTTATACTTTGGATCAGGATGTCTCTGCTTACCTATATAAGTGGCATAAAAGCCACTTAGTGCTGGCAAGAATACAGCGTAGTCTTTTTGTTTTGCAGTTAAGTTGTCTATTTCAAATGTCATTATTTGCTTTGTGCTGGTAAGATGTAGTCATATGTTGCCAGTCCTGAGTCAACAGTAATCTGTGCCGCACCTTCATCTGATATTCTAAATGTTTTATCGCCTGATAAACTTAAAATACTGCTTACAGCCGCAACTGGCCAAGCCCACGCTTTAGTTAGTGTACCTGTAACACCAGCCTGGAATACAAAGTCTCCTGCGTGACTGCTATGATCACCAAAGAATAATTTAAGATCAGTACCTTCTGTTTTTGCAGTAAAGTTAAGTTCTTCTGCATTAGCCGATGCCATAAATTTAAGTCTCTGTATGTTATTAACACTAGGTGTAAATTCTATATTCCAATTTACTTGACGCATTGTAACAGTTTTAAGTTTATCTTCAACAATCTGTTGTGTCATAAATCTGTAATCATTCTTAAAGTCACCTGCGGCATTTTCAAAATGTAATCCAACTGGAACACTTTCACCATTGCGATCTTGTTTAGTCAATGTAATTTTAGCGTCTTTAGCATATTCACTAATACCTAAGATAGTACTTAACTTACCTAGGTTAGGCATACCAAATGTACCATTGAATTCAGTCACTGGCGTATTTAATTTTGCTTTTACAATAACACTACGATCTTCTGCTATTGCTTCTATGTTTGTTTCTGCATCGGTACCACTAACTTTAACTAGGTCTATAATACCTAAGCCATAAGTGTTTTTTACGATGTCTAATAAATGATCACGCATTTTGATAGTTCTCCAAAGAATTAATAATATTATTATATATGGTATTTAGGTCGTAAGCAACCTCTTTTGATAAAATCATTTCCGTAGGACCTCTCCCATAGATTGGGTATTTTTCATTGTCTGTAGTTTTCCAGGTTTTTTTAGTTCAATCCAGCTGGCAGTTCGAAACCAGTCGCTTTCAGCATTAGAAATATTGTTTAAGTCTGCTATTTCATATCCTATGTCTAGGGCTACCTGCTTAATAGCTGTTTCGGTATTCCAACTTTCGGAGCCTTGTTGTGCCTGTATGCACCCTTCAATACGATCGCAGTTAACATAATTAAACATAAACGTACCACCACTACGCAATAGGGTATAGACCTGTTTGAGATACTCTGTTACATACTCTTGTGCCAGACCAGTGAAAAAGTCCCAGGCTAATACAAATGCAAATTGTTCTTGTGGTAACTCATCAAAGTTCCTGTCTGCTACTTTATAACAGCGAAGCCTAGATTGATACTGTGGCGGAAATGTGTTTAATAAATCACGGAATGATTGTTTGTTTATGTTTGTATCAGTGAGATATAGTGGATCACTGGCAACCATACAGACTGTATATATTCTTTCCATTGGCATTATCTGTAAACTAGGATATGCCTGACTGCTATATCCTGATATCTTTGAACTTATATGTTCTTGTATTTCGTGTGTGTATGGTCCACTTGGTCTTACGTGATTACGGTCACTGAACTTGGCGAGATAGTCTGGACCACTAAATTGTATTTCAACTTGGTGCAGAATATCTGCTTCTAGTACGGTGATAATATCGTCTAGGGTTGTAATTACTTCACGATCCAGCTCTGCCTTAGAGTTATATAGCTTTACCAGATCTAATAGATATCCTTGCTGTGGATTGTCTTGGTTTAGTTGTGTTACTACATTACGTTTTTGTGATTGGTCAGCAGTATTAGTTAATTGTTTGTAATTATCTAATAGACTATTTCTAAAACGAACTAGGTCAGTAATCATTATTCAAATTTAAATAGATCATCGAATGTCGTTGATATTTGAGTGTTTTCTGATATCTTCCAGTCTAGCACTCCCATTAAGTTTTCTACCTTTTGATCAACAATACCTGTTTCCATTGACGCTTGATCAAATGGCAGTTCTTTGAACCATG